ATTTTCTTCACCGAGCCATCTACCACTAAGAGTTTCTTTAACTTTAGGCCAATTGGTACTAACACCTCTTACAAAAGTGTTATGCCTATTTAACAAACCTCTAAAAGTCATGTCAGTAAGCATATCTGATTTTGCAACTCTTTGTATATCAGGTATATTATATCCATACTGTTTTGCCCAATGCTGTAAATTTTGAAGATCTTTAAATCTTCTTCCTGTGCTTCCAATTGCTCCAATATTTTTTACCGCATTTAAATCTGAAGATAAATTTTTAGCTCCTAGAAAGTTTAACGCATTGAGACCTCCTTCAAATGCTACATCTCTCCAGTCTCCTTCTCCAGCATTATATCTAGATACAGCTTGTCTAAAGTCAGATTCTGGATTTAAAAAATTATAAGTACCTACAGCTTGAAATGCTGGATTAACGACATTACCCAGTGTAACACCAGTACCTAATAACTCCAAACCTAATGTACTAGCAATAGCTGGAGCAGCTGCATATAATCCTACTGCAGCATCTAAAGGTCCAACTGTTGTATTTGTTGTACCAAGCATGTTTGCTTTCTGCTGAGAATCTTGCTTATGTTGTTGATAAGCAGAAAATTTTCTACTAAACTCCGTACTATTAATAGCTTTATCGGCCTGATCTAAAATGTATTTTTTATCTTTTAACTTAGAATTCAATTTCTTTTTTTCTTTTTCATTTTTTGAAAAAGATATATCAAAAGTCAGTTGACCTATTTCGTCTTCTATTTTTTGTTTATTGTATGATGCATTTAAATAATCAGTTATGTCTGCATCACTTATTTCACTATTAGTAATATCTTCAGGACTCCATAAACTCATTCCTCCTATTTTTGGACCTGTACCAAAGCGACTTGTATATGCTGCTTTAGCATAACCAGTTTCTGGATTTACACTTTCTAAATCTTCTTGACTAGGTGTAGTAAGATGTTTTGCAAAACGTTCTTTTTTCTCCTGCTCTAAAACTTCTTTAGATGGTTGCTTATAATTAGCATCCATCCAGTTTGCAATCTCTTTACCTCTTTCTAAATTATTCTTATTCTGAGCTGCTGTATTATATGCCCAATTTGCATTTCTATATTCATCTACTGAGTTCCATCCTGCTACCTGTGCTCTTCTGTTAAGCTCCATATTCTCAGCAGGACTTAAATTAACATCATAGCTAGAATTAAATTGACCTGTAGTTTGGGCTTTTGGTAAAGTCTTTATTTTAACTCTTTTAAGATTTGGCATAGAGGTATTACCACCATAAGCCATCATAGGTATTTCATATACGGCAGTACCAGGAAATGTATAGTTACCTCCAGGCTGCATCATTTTAGTATTACCTAAATTATCAATACCCAATACAGGGTATGGTACACCCTTCATTGTTATATCACCACTTGGAATAATAGTATCCTCACCAGGATATTTCCATTGTCCATATTTACTTACTTTAGCCATTAGCGAGGAGATAAAGTTTCTTTCATATTGTTAATCTTGTAAAGCATCTTGGTATTGTTTTGACCAGGTGCATTTTCTCTAATAAGTTTTAATCTGTTTACATAGTGACGGAACTTCTTACGCTCAAAAGCCGACTTACTATAGTTAATATTATTAGGGTTTAACAAAGATATATAACCGTTTGCTTGTGTATCCCACATTTGAGTTACAAATCCAGTGTATTCACCACGGTCTCTAGTTAAATCTACAAATTGATTAAAGCGATATTTATTCTCTTCTTTAGAATACAGTATGTCTACGTATGTTGGTGTATATGTAGGGTACTGCATCGCAAGAGCCGGGTTATTTTTTGGGTGTAAGTTTAATCGTAACTCACCAGATACCTGCTCAGAGTTATATACTATAGCTTTATTAAAGTTGTAATCAAGTACATGGAATCTGTCATAACCATCTTGGCTATAAACATAAGCCTCAAGTATGTACTCCATGCTCTTAATAGATGTAACAGTTTGCCCATTAGAAACTACTTCTTCTACTTCAAATGGATAATCAACTCCATAGAAGTTTGTATAGCTTGAAGTACTTTCATTATGCTTCCAAATGTTAGGACCCTTAGTTGTAAGGATACTCATCTTAGATGGCATAATTAAATCAGGGTGCCAGTCATGGAATGAGATAAACGCTTTAGCCTTAGGATCATAACTTACCGTCCAGGATGCATCTTCAAAGTATAATGGATCACCTAGTGTTACAGTTATTGAAGTAACTTGACCATTAATAACTTTGTTAAATACATCCTTCTTATCATAGACAAGTCCTGAAGGCGCATCAATTCTTAATTTAAAATCTCTTTTGGTAAAGTATACTATTTGATTTTTATTATCAAATGATGCTTGGCAACCAATACCAGCTATAGGATTTCTTACTAATTCAAAGTCTGGAAAATCTTCTAAAAGCTTATATGGTAAATATTTTGCAAACCACCATTTTAAACCAGCTGTAGAAATCTCCTCTAAAGATTGACCAATACCAAATATTTTACCTTGGCTTTGAGCAACATAGTATAATCCCAACGGTGTATTAACAACACTTAATGGATCTTGCACTGATGCATACTGATAAGCAGCATCTGCATTACTAAAGCTTTGCAATGGTTGTGAAAACAAACTACCATCTCCAATGTTAAGCTTTGTACCTAAATCTAGTTCAAGATTTTCTACAGTACGTGTCATTACTGGTGAATCCTTTTCAGTAAAAATTATCACACCGCTTTGGTCATATGGCTTAACAGATATAACCTTAGACTTAAAGTCTTTATAGTTAAATGCTAAAAAGACTTGCCAGTAATCTTTAATGGCTTCTAAGTTCTGTGGTAAAGAATATATAAGACGATTAGGATAATAGGTAAAGCATTTCTCAGCTACATATGGATTGTAACTAATAGGCTGAACATTACCCCAGCTAATTAAATCGTGATACGTCTTAGAGATACCAAGAGACATGTCATACTTAAAGAAATTACCAGCTTTGATAATACTTGGTTCAAATAGTTCTTCTACAGTTGCATATCTGTATGGGTCGTAGAATCTTTGATCATCGGTATTACCCCAATCACGATAACTTATATTAAGTTCTGTTTCTACAAAGAAATCTCTAACCCCAGATTGGAATAAATAGAAGAATGCATTTTTTACACCAAATCTAAAGCTAACATTAAAGTTGAAACCACCACCACCCAATGAGCCAGAAGGTGAATAGTTTCTTCTATCTAAATGATGATAATTAGATGGAATATCCCAAGTATTTGAGTTTATGTTACCTAGCGATATTATATCACCAACCATACTACCGAGAGCTCCCATTGCATCATACTCACTTAAATTAGCCCAGTATCTTGGATATGATATCATATAGTGTAACCCATAATCAAACTGGGTACCATCTGGTTGACCATATAACCAATCCCTAAAATAGAAGAAAGTATTTTTTTCGGTATACCTCCCTATATATACATCACCACCGTATACAATAGAACTCGGCACTTTTTTACCTTTATCATTTTGAGTCAATGTTGCAAACGTAGTATTACTACATGAACCAAAATTATTATCAATTGGTTTTACAATAGTTCTACAACCCGAAGGAACTTGTAGTATGCTATCTATTTGACCATAAAGATTAGGCCTTCTTATTTTAAATCCTGCATAGTATGATGAAGCTGTAGTATCAAAATCTTGTTTAACAATATCTAAAAAATCATATTCATTTGCAGTTAGTCCTGCTGTAGTATCATTATCAATATCAAATTGAACACCAATTGTGGTAAGAGAATTATCTACTATGCTTGGATCAGCAATATTATTACTTGCTTCAAACATTACAGCTCTTCCTCTATATAAGTTATTTACTCGATAACTTACTTGTGTACTATCTGATGCTGGAAAAGTCTGTAGCAAATTATCTAAGTAATAAGATCGCTCAACTTTACGACGATGGTTACCTATTTGTACATTACCAATAATGTTATTTGTTAAATCACCATGTGATAAATATCTATAGGCATATTGTCTATATTTTGTACTAGCTTTTATGAGCTCTACGAAATTAGAAATACCCATTCCCCAGTAACTCATAAATGAAACTATACCATAACCTCCAGCAATTTTTGGATCTAGCATTTGCTGACCAGATAATTCAAGATCTAAATTTTCACTAAATCCAATTTTTACTTTAGAATCTTTATAAAATTGGTTATCAGAAAGTGTATGATAAAAACCAGTTACATCATAGTTTTGACCAAATCCAAAAATTGCATTCCACGCTTGGTTATTACCTCCTAAACTAAATAGGTTATTACTATCATTAACACCAGATTCAACAGTATCATTAGATCCTGGACCTTGTATTTGACCGTCTACATATAAAGGAACTTCAAACTTAGCTTTATCTGGAATATCATTAGCAGGATCATCCCACCATTTATCTGGAGTACTACCTTCAAAGTCACCACCATTAATTGCATTACCTGTAATAGGAGTTATACTACCACTCCCAAATGTAAAACCGCCTCCACCCCCACTTATATCACCACCACCAACTTCATTACCTTTAACATACTGACCTAGCCATAGCTCTTTAGGACCTTGTTGAGATCTTGTTTTACGACCTCTAGCTTTTATCATAGCTTCTGCCATACCTACAACAACTGCTACTGAAAAAGCTAAATCCGTAATAAGTTTATGACGAGGATGTTCAGGTACTTCACTAAATGCACCATTAACATTATTTGCATATCCTCTTTGTCCATATAAAACAACTTCTTGAGGTGTAAGATATGGCGATATTACTTGTGTATCAGGTGAGTGAAATGTAAATATATCTCTAAATACTTTACTAGGTGGTGGATAAAGTTGTCCATTATCACTAGGTCCACCTGGTATATCTTTAGTAGATAAAGATGGATCAGGTTGTAAAGAATTATAAGGATAGTTTTGGTAAAGAATTTCATCAGCACCCGCCTCATCTTCCTTATAGGATCTTACATTATTTATAATGCCTTTTGCAATAACTGTTTTATTACCTTGGCGAGAAGATCTTAAAATTTCATAACCTACAATACCAGGTATAACATTACCTTGATTATCTAATGGTGGTAAGATATTATCAAACTCTACTCCCAGTACACGTATTCTAGCAGGTGAATTATCAGCATTACTTACAATGTGATTAGATGCGTCATTATATGATACAGAACCATTGCTGTTATAAAATATAATATCAGCTGGCATTTTATGATGACGTAGTGGTTTACCACATAGATTATAATCACTATTAAGACTAGTGTTTGGGTATGGGAAGGAGGTTGGTGTTGTCCACGGATGATCCGCATTATCAGCATCCCAAATAACAGGTTTATTATCAGGATAAATCTCTGTAGATTCCCAATAACCCATTCTACCTTTAGCTGTTATAATACCACCATCATCTTGAGTTATGGATAACCCAGGATCAGTAATAAACGCTGTATTATATACTTGCCAAACTGCAGTTTCATTATTTATAACATCATTAGTTATAGACGGTTGTGCAGTTTCCCAAGAATATGATGGACGTCCTGGTATATGATACGACGAAGATGTATCTCCTGTATTATAAACCCAGCGAATAAAAAACGCATAGATTTCATCACGCATGTAACCATTAACATTACCACCTTTAAAATAGTAGTCTGAAGGATATTCTGTAACTACCCATTTAGCAGATATCTGATTTGCTAAAGGTTGATAATTAAAACTAAATCTAGACTTAGGGGATGTTCTTATTAAATAATCATTTATTGAAAAAATACCTTCGGAAGTTTCTGTTATAGCATTTCTTACTACTAATGATGGTAAAGGTACATCTTGTAATGTATCTGGTATTTCAGGAATTTCAACAGTTCTTGAGTTTGTGCTATATAATCCAATACGCTTAGCAACAGTTTGTTGATTAACAAATTTTACTATTACAAGCTCAAACTGATCATATAAATCAGTTTCCATATCATTAATTACTAGCTGTAAACCTTCGGTAATATTATCATGATTAAATAAAGATTGAATATTGCTAGGGGAGTAATAGTCAGTTACACGCTCTCCATTTAAAGCATATGCTACAAATGCAAAGTATGATCCATTAAGTAAAGTACCTCCTGATAAACTTTTAGTAAGTTCAATACATGGTGTCTTAACAATCTTAGCTATTCTAATTTTTTCACAATCTAGCTGTAGTGGATATATTGGTTTACAATCTTCACATGGTCCTGAATTTACATCTTGTGTAATATAAGGAACACCAGGCCAAGGTTGTTCAAATGGTGCTACTCTAATATCTCCAATGTTTAAAGTTCTATCTGGATTGTTACCATCTACAAAATATACTTGAAAAGAGCAATCATAGTTTTGCTTCGCCTCACCAGTTACAATATTATATTTTGTAAAATTTAAACAAGGATCATTAACAATGGTATGATATGAACAAGTATTTGCTACAAATAACCCAATTTCCGAATTACCATTTTCTCCTGACGTAATAACCCACTTATCATCATAAACATGTATTGCACCGTTTATTTGATATGGCGCTGTTGTCTGAGCTCCGGGAGGAACACATAAGGTATTAGAAGGTTCATTACCTAAAACACCTACATTACCATCTGTTGAATTATTTACAGCATTACGCGCATGTGACCAACACGACTCTGGAAAATAAACATCATCGTAATCTTTTACTAAACCTTTTGAAAAAGTGTCACTTTGTGTAGTAATCATTGTGGTAATACCACTTCCTTTACCACTTTTACCAGATACTTTCTTAGCCATATTTAGACAGCGTTATTTGTTCTATAATTTGGTGCAAATGGAAAATAAGACTTGAACATGTCGTAGTACTTAGAGTACATTGCTTTACGGTTCATAGCCCATAGTTTTTCCATTTCGGAGAAGTTAGGAGTATTAACAATAGTAAGTGCATTATTTCTAGCAGCTCTATACTCTTGTGATACAAGTTGATATTGTGCTGCTACATTTTCTCCATCCATTACTAAGTTTTCAAGTATACGTTTTTTAATAGCATACTCATAATACTCATTAAGCATTGGATGATCCGGTATTAATAGGTCACCATTTTCATCTGTAAATGTTCCTTGATAGTTGATATAAACTGAAGCAGTTTCTAATGTTGTATACAACCAACCATCTTTAATCCAAGCTTCATCAACATGTGAGTGAAAAAGATTTGGCCAATTGCAATCTACATATTTAGAATTTCTAAATCTTAAAGGAAAAAAGTTTTTGTACGCTCTTCTTTCAGTATTTACTACTTGAATAATTTGATACTCTGAAGTTTTTTCACATTTGCTAAAACATACCGGTTGTTGTGGTAATGAATCATTAGTGCAATATGCTTGCTCTACCCAAGGTCTCCATGTTGGCGTAACATCTTGAACGTTAGTACCTTGCGCAGGTACAACTAAATCATACCCTTGTGATACAGCAAGAGCATAGTTCATCACATAGAAATCTTCTGGTAAACGTACTCTACCTTTTTCAACCTCAAGAATAGTTTCCTTTGTCATGTTAATTCTAAGACCTAAATCATAATTAACACGCATTGCAACTTTAATAAGTTGTGCAGGATCAATCCTATTTTCTAATGTAAGAGTTCTTAAATCTATCTTGACATCTTCAAGAAGAGATTCAAAGGTTCTATATTTAAGTGTGTAATTGTAGTTCATGTTAAGGTCTTAGTAAACTTTGTTTATCATCAATTGCGGTATCTGAAGGAATAGCCATGCTAAACTTAAGATCATTATACACCTGGGCCTCAATTTGGCTAAATAAATAATCCGGTACGATAAGAGGCTGATCTTGTCTTTTAATACAATCTGGTTGAGTATCACATGTATATGGAGAAAGATCCTGCTCAAAAATACCCTCTACAGATACTGCCTCCCAATCTACATTAGGAAAATACAAGTACCCATTCAAATACCAATAATACTTTTGTTTATTGTATTTGTAGCCTGATGTTTTAGCCATAGAGTTATATAAGGCTGGCTCTGTTTTATATACTTGAGTAGAATCATCTACTGAAGCTACAGTTCTAAATAATGGTCCATATGAGCTATCCATTACTCCGGGAATTTTATCTCTAGTGCGCTTTACCATGATGTTTGATTTAACATCACAGCACGCCTCAACTTTATCTACCTCAATAAGGTCAACGCATGGAAGCCTCCTAAAGAAACTATTAAACCTTAATATCTCATTAAGGCTATCTTGCTTCTTAATAAAGAACTTTGCATGTTTCATTATTAAGCTAAATATGTATCTATCTGTAAGAAAGGCGTCCTCAGTTGAGCCCTTTACTATATTTCTAACTCTAGATACTGCTTCTCCTATTGTAGTCATATCTTTTAAAATTCAAATTCATTATATACTGAAAGTAAAAAATCATCATCCGGCATATGCAGGTTATAATCAATATACTTTTTAGGATTAAAGTATAGTTGAGATACGGGTTTTGTTTTATCTATACTTAAGTACATCTTCCATTTCTCAGGATATACTTTAGCAAACTCACGTTTAAATTGCCGTACTGGATTAAACGCCCATATTTCTCTATCTTTAATCTTATACTTACTATTATAGTTTGAGAAAAATATTTTACCTATAGTACCATCTGTTTCCCAGTTCATTGTACTCACTTTGTAACCACACTCAAAAGACTTCTTATAGTCTACAACCTGCTTTTTTCTTGCAGGACACGCGCCAATAAATACATATCCTAACCCTTCTGGTAACTCAATACCATCTCGTGTATTGATTACCGTTCTCCATATCTTCTCACAATGTGTTGCTATAACGTTTTTAAACGTTATATAATCCACATCATCATAACCTTTATGCTTTTCTTTAAAAGCATTTAATGTTGCTGCCGTTACTGTTTTAGTAACAGGCTTTCTAAATCTTGGCGCCTTTAAGTCTGGTTTTCTTATAGGTTGCATGTTCTCCTATTATAATTTACAAAATTTCTTCCAGCTTTAAAAGTAATACTTAATGTGTTGAGAAACAAATATTAGTGAAAAACCCCCAAGCCATTGCCTGAGGGTCTCTCTTGTTAGTCACGCTAAACCAACAAACGTGGACTATTATGCTGTTAATGTCTTTACTACAATGATTGCGCTAATTGAACTATCTATACCACAAGTTGTTCTTACTCGGAAATAATAGTTTGTATCAGCATTTAGAAGAGTAAACGTGTAAGTAGTAGTTGTTAAAGAAGGTGTAGTTGTATAAACTCCAGGAACAACTCCATAGTCTACAGTGTATGTGTTTGCACCAGTATCTTCCCAGTTAAGTATAATAGCAGTTGTACCTACATAACTAGGGTGAACATTAATAGGTGGTAGACAATCTGTATTTACATCCTGTACAGACATAGCCTGATAAGCATTCTCTAAAGATGCTCCCGCAGGTAATGCTGGATAACTCGCACCTTCATTTCCAAACCAATTACCAAATTGATATATTGAATATAGAGAGCTATGTTTTACACAGGTATCTTGAATAGTCTCGTAACACGGAGTTGGATCCGGGCATTTGATATCAGGAGGACAAGTATATGAAGGTGCAGTTGTAAGGGGGAGATCCTTACAACCGCACTTATTATCTGAACAATTACAAGTTTTGCAAGCCATGTTTTATATTTTATAAGGTTGTACCAGGATAATATGGTCCAGTTTCGCTAGATGAACCAGCTACCATTGTCATTCTAGTTTGATATGTAGTTGCGGTAGTTAAGCTACCAAATGTATGATTGTAAGCTATTCCTGTAGGAGGATTGTTAATTACAGTACTAGAAACAATTCCAGTAGTTGTGTTATTCCATAACTCCAAGTAATAAGTTACAGGGCCTATGTACGTTGGAGTAAATGTAGCTCTAAGTTGTGTAGTTGATATTGGAGTAATAGTTAAAGCTGGAACAGCATCTCCTGCTACAAATTGTGTAGGTCCTGCAAAACTACATTTTTGACCATCAGGTGTACTTAAGTTTAAACCATTAGGTAATTGAATAAAATATGCATTAGCACCAACACAACCAGTGTTAAATGTACCAGGAGCTTCTACTGAAAAATCAATAGTTATACTTGTACCCATTAATGTAATTATGTCACTACCTGTAATATAATTAAAATATACTCCATTACAATCTGTAATTCCAATACTTATAGTATTAGCTGTTAAACCAGCTGGAATACTACCTTGAAAGTCTATAGTTAATGTTGTTGTTCCTGGATCATAAGATGAGTTACTTAAATCAAGTATAGTTTGATTACAAGCATTACAGCAGTTTGTAACAACGTTATTTAATGCAGTACGCATATCACATACAGTAATCCATAAGTTTTGTACCGCTGCAGCTAATGTATTAAAGTTACCACTTGATGCCGTAATCCAACCTGGGATAAGACCCATAGATGCATATGGTTGTGATAATGGAACAGCACTCTCTATACCTTGACATTGTTGAGCTAGTACATCATTAACAACAGTTTGTGCTATTGCACCATCACCTACCACAGCTGTTTTAAGATCACATAACTCAGCTTCCATTGTCTGCACAAAAGTTGCAATAGGAATATTTATAGATGGTGATAAACAACTAGTTGGAATAACAATTAAGGTAGCAGCAGTAGAACCTGATAAAATAAAAGTTTCTAATGATGTTACTCTACTATTTAAATTAATAACATCTGCTTCTAATGCTAATACTATATCAAAAAGTTCGCAAAACTTAATGCCAATAGCTATTGCGTATTCAGTAAGAGTCATTGTTGTTACTTGCTGACCAAATTGATTTGGATAATAAAAGCAAGGTGCAATAGAAACAATGCAATTATCTGGACATAGAGGTACATCTGGATTAGTTCCAGTACCAGTAGATGCTTGCAGTTCACATAATGTATCTAATATAAATTGAATAAGATCATGAATGCTTTCAGGCTTAGGGCAAATAGGAGGAAAACAAGATACATCAAATCCTGTAATATTTAGTTGGTCAACTAAAGTGCAAAGCTCTGTTGCTATCTTAAATGTAACATCAGAAATGCTATCACCTTTGCATAATGTAATGCATGGGATATCCGGCCCCTGCCAGATTACGCAGTTACTTGAAACAGGATTACATCCTGCTTGAGTATTAGTTGGTTGAATAGGAAGTGCCATATGTATAATTTACAAAATTTTTATCTAATTAACTAGGTTCTGGACAAATAACTGCTACAGGAGGTGTTGTAATAACACAAGCGGTAGCATCATATATCGCAGCTAAATCGTTTAACTCTTTCTTTATTAAGATTCTATCTTCATTAACTTCACAGTTTACGGCTATACCATACCTAATCTGCCTAAATATATTATAGTACGCATTGGCAAATTTTACATTGGTAGTCACATCACATTGAGAAGGTAGTTTATAGAATACTCTATTTGGAGCAGGGATAATCCTGGTATATTTAGGAGGTTCCGGACCTAGGCAGCATAGGCAATCGTCATAGCCTGTTATCAAAGTAGCTTCTACAGCACCTATACAATCTTTACTTAGACTTACTTGCCAACATCCAGGATACTCTTCTATAGTAATTACAGAATTAACATAGAATCCTAATTCACTATTAGTAATAATTTGTTGTTGAGTTTCGCAATTGGTTAAAACATAACATGTTTCTGGACAAGGTATTGCACCTAAATCTGTAACATCTGCTAAATCAATAACTACCGAGTTTAATAAACAAGGTGCAGAATCTAAACAAGGATCAACGACTTCTTCACCTATACAGCAAATACTATCTACTAAATATGTTCCTGGATATTCAGGTAAATCTATAGTAATTGTATTACCCACATAAGAATCCCAAGTAGTATACTCAGGAGATGTATCTTCTCCAATATAAACAGTAATTGGATTACCTCCATCGCATGGTAATAATACAGCACAACATGTTGGATCTGCTGGTGGGGCTGGTTCAAAACAAGGACCTTGTCCTAAGTTTTCATCAACAGTAGGTGGTATTACAAGTAATGATTGATCTATACCGCATAAAGTGGCTGCAGGAACGCTACAACATACATCACTTAAATAGTATGTTCCAGAATAACCAGGTGTTGAAAATGTAAGTAACTGACCTTCTAGTGGTAACCATTCTAAATGTATAAACTGATTTTCTGTACCTAATCTTAAATATATAGGTTCCCCACCATTACATGGTATTAAAGTACCAACACAACTATTAATTACGCAAGGTCCTGATATAACTGTTATATCATCTGAGGATGGTGCACTTGGATAAGGTCCTGCTGGAAAACCACTTAAACATGCTAACTCACAACATATTGAACTTATGTAATACTCCGTACCTGAAACAAAAGGACTTGTTGTAGATGTAAAATGATCTCCAATTAAAGCTTCATAAAATAAAGGCACGGGAGTACCCTGTAATCCTAAATTTAAGATTATTGCATCCTCTACATCATTAGAGCCGCAGGGATATACTATTGCATAACAGATTACCATATTTTATACGCATTGATATTGAAAACAACATTCACAATCAGGATAACTTTGTACTATACTTACAGTAGTAAATTCTCCTACACAATTATAAGTTTCTAAAACAGTCCAGCATAATCCTGGATATTCTGCTAACTCAACTACTAGACCTGCAACTTGACTTAAGTTTTGCTGAGTCATTATAAATACATCACCATTGTTACAGTTTGTAAGTTTGTAACAAGGATTAATTTCAATAGCTTCTTGACACTCTTGGCAGGTTGTAAATGTATCTGTAATGTTTAAATTTTCAATAGTAGTTTGACCATCGCAAGCTGATGTTACTGTTACAAATAGACAAAGGGCAAGCCCTTCAAAAACAATAATGCTTCCTACATACTGAGCTAAGTTATCAAACCCTGAAGAGTTGGTATTTACAGTAGCGTATATAGTACCATCTGCACAATTTATTAAATCATAACAACAAGGATTATAGTCTGTACTTACACATTCACATTCTCCAGTTACTGTATTTAAAACACAAGGATCATTGCATGATAAAGGTGGGGTTGTAACTGCACATAATAAACTTGTTCTAATTCCATCTACAATACCTGCATAATCTGCAAATTCTGTTTCATAATAATCAGGAGTACCAGCTACATTATCGCTAGGGAATCTTAACCAGTTACCGCTACCAGGAGGTGAGTCAAATTCATATGACGCATCCCAATATTTACAATTAGTTGCAGTAATTGAGCCATCTAAAAGCGCCCAATCATTTACATTAAATTTACAATAATCAGTAGGACCTGTGCCTGTAGGAGTAGCTCCAACAAGAGCATTTTTTGTAGTAGTTCTTTCATTTTGATTTCCTACTATAACAAGTGTAATATCTACAGCAGTTGTAACATCAATACCTGTACCATTTTTAATATCCTGAGCAAGGTCCATAGCATCAGTATACATTCTTCTTTTTCTTGCTGTAAAAACACTAGTATTAACTCCATTTGCTAAATCACTACTAGCATGGCAAATATTTAAAGGTGGTGTAGAACCATCTACACCAACAACACCAAATAAAGTTACACAATCACCATCTGGAGTACTTGGAACTTGTGAATATCCGTTAAAGGTTCCCGTAGTAGGATCAGATTGATTTGGCCAACCATCTGTAATAAATAAGATTTTTTTTGCTGCAGAAGCTCTAGAATTTACACCTGTTACATTTTTATAGCCTTCTCGTAAACCTGCAAAATGATTAGTATTATTACCTACAACACCCATAGCATTTATGTTAGCTTTTAACATACCATTGCCTGTTCCAGATACCCATCCTCCAATTTGCAAAGGTAAACCAGCAGCGCCCGCAACAGGAGATGATGAACCAAAATACACAATACCTACTCTAACTTGATCTGTACTAATTCTATTTGTATTACCAGCATCCTCAATGCTATCTATTATATTTTCTATAAATGCTTTATATAATGGATATTCAGTAGCCGTAATTGAACTTGATCTATCTATTACTATTGCTAAATCTAATAAACACGGTTCAGAGGGTGCTTCACATAAATCACTATCTGCATTATAAACATAACCATCGGGGCATACTGGTGTTGAACTCTCACAAAATTGAGTATCGTTATTAAATATAAAACCTGGAGGACATCCACATGCTGGCTCAGTACCTATGGCTAGTCTACGAGGTTCACCAAATGTATCTGTTAAAGGGATAGTATTTGTAAAAGAATCAGTTGTGCGAACTCCAAAGTTTGCTGTTGTAGGAATGTTATCAATAACAAGTCCTGATATAGTATTATAAAATTCCATATCAAATACACCATTAGTTAGATCTTGTATGGTATATACAGGAGTTGTTGTTACAAAGTTATCTGTAGTTAAATAAATATTAGTGTCATCTACAGTATAAAAAGTATCAGCTCCCACGTATGATAAAACAATTCGGGTACCAGTACCAAGTGGTGAAGGAAATGCAAAAGCTGAACTCCATGCACCACCTGTAGATGAGAAAACACCGTTTATAGTTACTGCTAAAAATAAAGTACCACCATCATTAACATATATACCAAATGGCTCATTAACACCATCTACAGCTGCTCCGACAATAGCCCATGATGTTCCAGCATCGTTACTATAATATACATTAGTATTAATAGAAACTACTACATCTACACCATTTGTACTATATACAGATCTTGTATTTGCTCCTGGAGGTAATCCTGAAATACTAGACGTAGTTCCTACACTAGAAAATGTAAGACCACCATCTGTTGATTTTGCAACTATATCTTGTGTAGTGCTTGCATAAATAATATTTTCATCATTAGGAGAAATGCAGATTTTTCTAAAAATTTGTCCTGATGCTATACTTGATAACCATGTTCCTGTAGGTTGTGTAAATGTATTACCACCATCAGTTGAATAAATTATTCCTTGAGCACCACCGCTAAGATATGTACCAATAGCAAATACAAAATTTGAATCTGTTTTTTTTGCTGCAATATCTTGAGCTACAAGATAAGGTGTTAAAACAGATGTTCCGCATGGAACAATTGTTGCGCATAAATCATCACTATAACCAAGGTTATTAAGTTTGTTTAAGAGATATACTTTTATGCTTGACATAGTTATACTAGTTATTTTTTAACTTCTTTCTTTTTAGTTTCATAGCTATGTACACATTTGGTACATACTTGTTTGCCATCTGGCGCTGTTCTCTTTTGGCAACCGCAACTTAGGGTTGCTCCACAATTTGCACATTTCATAATATGTTGGTTTTTAAATTATTAACATGTACCACATCCACATCCGCAAGCTAACTTTTTAAGTTGAGCTGTTACATATGTGTATATTGCCATACCCTCTGTAGGATTATGACAATACTCTACTTTTGCTTTAGCTGCTTTTAGCATTGTCGATAGGAGGTTTATTTCCCGCAACTTTTCTTTCATTGGTCCTACCGGCTCGCAGTTAGGAACATCTAGGCAACAAAGCAAGTTATTAATTTTATTTAATGCCTGAGATATACGTAGATGGTTGTACTCTACATATACCACTTCATTAGGCGCCACACTGTAGCGAATAACATATACACCATCTGGTATATCATTTCTATATGAATCACAGTTTGTAAGCTGTAATCCTAAATCACACGCAGTAAGGTTTACTGCAAACTCAGTACCCATATCTGTAATCTCTGCAGCTGTAGTAAATCCAGGCGCAGTAATTTGCAACTTAGGACATTCTACAGGTACATTTTGGTTATAGGTAGTCATGTCTACTATACGTAGTAAACAGTTATTTAGAGTATCTGGAATTTCTAATGCTAATTGATGTTGTGCCATTGTATTACTAAGTTACAAAGATATAGTGTAAAAATAAAAAAGAGGAGGGGATTTTTTATCCCACCCCTCTTTTTATAAGTTTTAGTTAAGATTAGGCTGGTATAGTTTTAGGAGGTACTGGAGTGCAGTAGTCTGGGCAAGTATACTCAGTTAATCCTGTACAACCTGAACCTGCATTCTCCAACCATGCTGTTACAAAATCTTCAAAATCTGTATCGCGACCATCTGTTACAATTTCTAACAAGTACTGATCATTGTCAAATGTTCCAGTTGGGTTGTTGAAACGTGGCACATTGTGCTGGATATAGTAACGAGTATAGAATGATGTTCTGCTAATTGCATCATATACATCTGTACCGTTAGTAATCTCACGGATACGCAAGTCTTGACCAGTATAGAAAGGTTGTTGCATGTAACCTTCAGTTAAGATAAGGTCACGGATAACATTTTCTCCTGTTCCTTTTAATTGAAGTGCATCACAGCTATTGTATACACAAACTCCACCAAATGTACATGGATCACCATTGTTATCTACTTCAGAAGCATAAAGCTTAACTGGCTCTAAGAAAGCAATGATAGAATCATTTGGGTAGAAAGTACAATCTCCAAAACGAGTATCTTCATAAGCTCCAGTAATGATCAATCCTGCTAAAGTATCTTCAGGAGTAGCATTAGCTGGTAGAGCAGTTCCACCTAGTACATATGGAAGAAGGTTTTCAACCGATGCATTAGGGTTGTAGTTTGGTCCAAGAGTTGGATTAATAGCAGCAAGAGCATTCCATGTAGTTCCACCATCAGTTGAGTAAGTAACTGCAACTTGAATGAATGGGTTAATAAGTGGGCTATTCAACAAATCATATGCCCATTTAGAATAAACAATCAATGGGTTAACAGCTACTGGTGCAATTGAATCTTCTGGGCAACATCCAGTGTAAGCACTTGTAGTGTAGTAATCGTTACGAGTTAAGAAACGCAATGCTGGAGATCCTTTAATGTCTAAACGCAAATCGTAGTTTTCACCACAATAGAAAGTTTTGTCTACAACAGTTCCTGAGTTAGGATTACAAGGACCTTCTGTATCCCAGTTGTTTATGTTTGCACCAACTGTAATTTGAGCTTGTTGAGCAGGACAGTCATCAACAACATAGAAAGATGATACATACTTAGGGTTAATAGTCTTAGACTTTACAGTCTCAGAATATCCACCGTGGAATTTACCAATTTTGTCATTTGGGTGAATAGAAGTTGAAATTAACACTAGAGGACAACTTGTAGTTGTTGGTCCCGCTAAGTCAGCTGGTGTTACCCAAGTCTTAGGATCCACAAAAGTAAATTGTCCAGCACGATTTTCTGGAGTAAATGCCGAACTAGACAAACCTCCTGTTGTAGTAAACCCATCGGTTCCTACAAACATCTTTTGAAAGGCATGATTAAAATAAGCCATGTTTTTTTGTTTTTAAGGGTTATAAATATATATTTAATATAAGAAAAGTATTTCTACTTTCCAAATTATTTTAAGAAAAGTAATTTGTACTTAGCTGAGTTTATAGCATCTTTAACTAAGTCTAGGTTATTAACTATCTCTGAATAAGGCATCATGCCTTGAAGTTTATTGATAGAATTATACATATCTCTAAGATAGGCCACCGCATCTGCTGCAGTATCTAATGTGCGAATAGGCATATCTTTATAAGTTAAAAGCTTTTCAGTTGCTCCCTGATAACCTTCTACAAGAGTATCAGCATAACCATGTAGACCATCATAAAAATCACCAAGAGCTTTATGAGCAGCATAAGAACCATCTCCCTTTATCTTTAGATGTAATCTATGAAAACTTACAGCAGCATTCATCATTTCTGTAGCGCAAGCTGCAGTCATGTTATCTAATGAGCTTCCTCCAACACCTGCATCAGAAGTAGGCATTGGTTTAGCAGCTTGTTCAACACTAGGTCTACTAAGCTTTTTAATAGGCTCAGGATCTCTCTTTAATAAATTTCTTGGTTGTTCAGCCATGATTAATTGTTTTGTTCAGAAGCTGTAGACTCCCGAGTATATTGATTAAATGATTCTATATCTCCTGCAAGGATTGATGCTGCTGAATCTACAATTACCTCTACCACATCATCAGGAAATTCACATAACACTTCTTGAGTTGATGTTTGTAGAGTATAAGGATCTGCACAACCTAAAATTTGGATTCTAGTTGGGTACTTATAGTAAGTATATTTAACGCTTTTTATTTCAAACTCATCATTAGTAAATACCTTGATTTTGTTTTCCATCATAGTTGCAAAAGTCTCACGCCACTCAAAGCTAGGTTTACGTAAAAAATCATTTAGTAAAACACTAAGGTTAGCCTCTTCTGCTAAATATACCACCATATCTTTCTCCTCATTGCAACATTTGCTTACTGCTTTAACATCTATTCTTTTAAACTCCATCCAGTCATCTGGTAATACTTCGGTAATAACATATTTATCACCATAAGTAAAAGCAAGATCTTCGGATTTAAGCATGATCATAAGATCACCAATCTTACGATTACTTTGCTCATCACCCTGTTTAAGAATATTGTTACCAACAAGTTGACGGCGCACCCATTCTATTTGAGCTTTATTAAAAGCCTCAACTATTTGCCAACATTCAAAGTTGTCATAGTCTTGGCTATCAAGCTTGTTGAGTCGCTCCTTAATCTTTATTTGTATGGTAGTATTGTTCATTTCTTAGCACCGCCTTTTTTAGCGTAACCCATTTTATTTCTTACTGCAGTTGGAAGTTTAGATAGTCCCGGATTAGCACTAGGATTAACAGATTTAAGTTTAGAAGAACCACCAGATTTCATTTTAACTGAACCACAAGTTGCACACTTTTTCATATCATTATAGTTTTAGCATTTCCATTTTCTAAGTGACTTATTAATCCTTGAGTTAGGATCATTAGCCGTTTTAGCACTAGTAAGCTTTTTCTTCATCCCGGACATTCTTGCGCAAAAGCTTTTCTTTCTAGGCCCACCCTCTGGTTGAGGTGCCTTAATATCATGACCTGCTGCTTTTAAAGAAGCACGTCCTTTAGCGTTAAGCCCTCCACTTGGAGACTTACCTTCTTTTCTTTGCCATGCTGGACTTTTTGCCATACTATTTCTTTTTAGCAGTCTTAGCAGACTGGGTAAAATCTTTTTTAGTAGGTGCACCTTTTGCTCCTACTTTACGCATCTTCTCACCGGAACCTGCGGCTATGCGAGCTCTTTTAGCATGAATGTTAGCGTATAATCCTTGCTTTGCCATACTATCTATTTTTAGCCATTTTTTTAAATGTCATTGCTAATGCTTTCCGTTTAGGGGTACATGTAGCTTTAGTCATAGGTGTACAATAACCTTTATGTTTAGGATTAACAGCTTTTTGAATCCACTTTTTATCCTTTGCCATAATGATTATTTTTTACAACCACAACCAGATTTCTTGGAAGCCGTAGTACCACCTTTTTTATAAGTGGTACCATTGGGCTTGCCATATGAAATCATTTTCTTTTTTTGTTCAGGCGTTAATAAGGTGTTCATCCTTTACGCTTTGGGCTTACTTCAGCAGATTTATTTCCACCGCCTGAGCGACCTTTAGCAACTTTTTGAACTTGTGCTGAAGCATTACCTCCACCAACACGTCCTTTAGCAACCTTTTGTACCATAGCTGAAGCGTTAGGATTTTTAACACCGCCAGTCATCATTTTTTTCATTTCTTTAGTTTTAGTATGTTTAATATAAAGATAATTACATATTCCAATACTTCTCCACTTTTTTAGAAATTTGTACTAAAACATCTTCATTAAGTGGGTTTTTAAAGAACTCAACAATCTCAGCTTGGTTTCTTCCTAACATTGTATTAGTATCTCTAGTATATATAATTCCATCTGTTTTTGCAACAATAAACTTATAATAAGTAGCATCTTTTACAATTGCTTTAAGCTTAAGTGTTTCCATGTCAGCGTTTGCAGCATCTAAGAATGTTTGCGCAGCACGTATAGGATTTCTCTCTGTACTATCCCCATTAATAAAGTTATCCATAATATCGTAAATGATATCATTAGGAGTAGACTTTTTATATTGGGCACTCGCAATGTCAACAACTTTTGCAACATAGAACAACTTGTTAGTGTTCTTATCATAAAGTTTTTGCAATTCAGCAAGAGCTTTGTTACGAAGCTTTTTAACTTCAGTTTTAGTTGAAGCAGTTTCTTCATACTTATCTAAATAAAAACGTGCGTTCTTATTCATTTTTAATTTAGCATCATCATAGCTTTTTGCTACAATACTAAATCCTCCTGCATTAATTGCGTAAAGCTTAATAAGATCATAAGAATCTTTCTCAGGCTCTAAAAATACGGGGTCGTTACCACAACGTATTGTTATTTTATTCCAGAACTCATCATTGTCTGGACGTAATAATTTAACTTTATTCCAGAAATCAGGATCTTCTGGACTTATAACATTTGCAGCTAATTCTTTTTCAAGCTCAGATACAACTGTTCTAATTTCTTTAATCTTTGCTTCACGCTCTTCAGGATCAGCAATTTTTTTAATCTCAGGAGCAAATTCATTAAGTCCTGTTAGATAACGTTTTACACCATTATTCTCAAGACATGCTAACTGCTCTTCATGGGATACACCTTCAAAAAGTGTTAAACCATATTTCTCAAGACCCATGTTTGAGTTTTGATTGTTAAAATAAGGTCTAATTGCAATAGGACCTTTCTTAAGGTGTGACACCTTTTCTACTAAAGTAAAGCTCATAACTTGTTGGTTTTATTTTATTGGTTTTTGTAAAGGTAGTAAAAAGGGGGAGGCTTTCAACTCTCCCCCAGTTTACATATATTCTAAGATTAGAATGATCCGCCAGTGATTGGGTTACGCATAACGATTTTCAATACTTTGGTTGGGTCTTTAACCCAGATCGCAGGCATTGTTTGCGTCATGAATACACGGTATCCGTTAAATTGTCCAGAGCTTTGGAAACCTTGGGTACGTCCCATGTAATCCATAGTTCCGTTTTGGTACCACCACTTTAATTGATTATCCCAAGATAACTTCAACAAGAAGATGTTGTCATTAGTGTTATCAGTGATATCAAAGATAATGAATGAGTAAGAAGACAATGGGAAACCATCAATGATTGGGTTTTCAATGTCATTGGTGTGTAAGTTATCAAACGCTGGGTTCAACACAAACTTCACGTTAGCCAAGAATGGGATAACATAAGAAGTGAATGCAAATCCGTAGTTCAAGTCCATACCTTTACCAGTGATTGCTCCAATACCGTTGTTTTCAGCAGCTTGGATCAACAATCCTGAAGCCATAGCCTCACGCTTGATTGCTTCGTTAACCATGCGCATACCGCCCATACCGGTTTGTACAATCAATTGACGCTTAGGATCTGGACCTTGGAATTCAACCTTACCTGCGTAGAAGTTGTAAAGCTCAGAACGGAATAAGTCAAGGTTGAAGTTAGACTTGTTGTAGATGCGCTTGAATGAGTTATCTAATTGCTTCCAAAGACCCACAGATAAACGCAAGTCATCTGGACCGTCTTGACGTACACGTCCACCTTGTCCCCACATTAAGTAGGTCTCGATGTCATTAGCTACTTTAGTCAAGTGAGCTGCTTCCATTGTAGTCATGAAAGTACGAGACAATGAACCATTACCCATTGCACGCTTAACATAATCCTTACCCATGCGAGAAACCATGTTGTCAAGGTTAGCGATAGATGGATCAATGTTCTTGTCAAAGTTACGCCAGATTTCTACTACTGGTACAGTACCATCTGCATTCATACCACCCTTGATCATAAGATCTGCGCGAGATGAAATAGAATAGTGTACGTGTGCCTCAGCTCCTCCTACGAAGTTGTAGAACTCGCGGAAACCTGTTGCAGTAACGATGTCTGAGAAACGCTCTCCATACTCGCCACGTGCAGAACCTTTACGGAAGATTTTAGTACCTGGTGCAAGGATAGAAGTATCCAAACCATAACTATTATCATTGTTTACTAATTGTACGGTGTAAACAAAACCGTCACCTACTGGAACAATGTCATCAACAGTGATGTACATCTCAGCACCGTTGTACTTGTCATAAGTGATGATATCACCATGTCCAAATTCACGACGTGAAATTTTGATTTGGAAAGTAGTACCATCAGCACCAAGTGTTAATGATTCACCTTCACTATCTGATGTTAAAACTTCGTCAACAATGTAAGGAAGATCCATTACAATTGGCGTTTGCCACTTGTACTCTCCACGAGCATTATCAACATTAATTACGTTCTTTCCACCAAAGCTAGACATTTGGTACAAAGGCATTTCTACCTTTTGCGCCATTGCCCAAAGATCTACTGGTCCTAAATCCATAGGTTCAGCATTCTTGAGCATGTTAACCAAGTGGTAAGAATCTACGTGTGAACTAGCTGCGTAGTTGGTATCGCGTAGAAATATACCATTGTTTAAAACTGGAGTTGCCATGTTTTTTTTGTTTATTTAAGGGTTAATTATCGTTTAAAAAAGCTATCGTTTCTAGGAATACGGCGTTGTACTTTCTCCTCGCTTTCAACTACTGGAGAACTTATAGTGCGTCGTGCTTCCTCGGTTTTTAATTGGCGCACAGTTTTTTCAACTTGTGCTTGTTTACCTTGATCTTTAATTCTTGCTTTATAACCATCTGGGTCAGAAAGCAACCATAAAGCCTCAGCAATTAAGTCATGTCTTGGCTCAACATATTGGTATTTCTCCAATAAGTGTCCTAACATGTTAGTTGGTTTACCTGAAATAGAAGGGTAGTTAGGTTGAACAAGACCCGCATATAACATACCTTGTGTCTTTTTATCTAACTTCACTCCACCAAGATCACCATTCTTTAATGTTTCATACACATTGTGCATGTATTGTTGAGCTGCTTGCTGCTGTTGTTTTTTCATATGCTCTTGTTGAGCAAGTTTTTGAGCAACAACATGTTCTTGCATTTTATCCAACTTTGGCTTAAACTTAAGAGCCTTAGCTTGTAAGTCTCCGCGATCACGCCATTGATCAATTTCTTCTTCAATCTCGTCTTCATTACCAAAGTTGGTAGCTCTTAAGTATTCACGTACTATATATTCTTGATCATTTTTATCTCTAGGATCAAGTTGGCGATGTTCTTCAACTTCCGCCAAAATTCTAAATAGTCCGCGAAGATCTTCTCCACCATCTGCTACATATTTAGCAGCGGCTTGCAACTCTTCAGGTAGTGCTTCAAAAAATTCACGAGGTGTATCCTGGCGAACTTTGTTTTCACGTTCACTGAAGTTTGCTTCAAGAAGCTCTTCAAAATCTTTTAGTGTATACTCTTCAATAGGCTTATCATCATCAAAAGGTACAATTTGTCCTTTGTCAATAAGTTTCTTTACAAGTTCAGCTGTTCCACTTTTATCTAACTTAGGACGTCCTGTTGCTTTTGGCGCATCAACATCATCACCATCATCTTTAAGTGGTTCATCTAAAAGACTATCTACTTCTGTTTTAGAAATAGTTTTTTCTTTTTCTTCATCATCCTCCTCATTAGGAGTGTCAAGGAACGAGGTGTCAACTTTGGGATCCGTGAACACCGACGGCTTTTTTTCTTCAGGAAGCATGATGTTATCAGCTCCTGGAATTCCCAATAATTCATCGAGGTTAACTTCAACTTGTGAAACCTCTGTAGTTTCTTTTTCTGTAGACATGTTTGTTGGTTTTAGTATTAATGTCCTATTAACAATATACGCAAATCTATTTAAATAAATTTAATAAGTTTTAATGTTGCAAAAAAAATTCGGCATTAGATAGCTATACCCTTATTTCTTCTTCTTTTCAGTGTTCTTTTTTTGCGCATCAAACTTGTTTTTATTCTCCATTGCAATAGCTAATTGGTTATCTGAGATCTGTTTTTGTACAGCTAATTTTTCACGTTCAAGATCCATTTTAGCTGCTTCATTTCTTGTGCGATTACCTTCCTTCTCACGCTGTAACCCCATTGCTTGCTGGTATTCTTCACCTTTTTGAATTTTCTCAAGCATATCGGCATAGTCACTTTGCATGTTCTGATTCATATCTTGCATAGCTCCATAACCTGCAGATCTAATCTCAGCCTCAATAATTCTAGCTTCACGGTCTTTTTGATTTTCACTAGCTTCAAACTCCATCTTCTGGCGAGCTTCATCCTGTCTAGCTTTAATTTGTTGCTCTTGCATTTGTTGTTGCTGTTGCATTTCCTCTTGTCTTTGTTGCTCCATGCGCTCATCAGACTTCTTAAGGATTTGATCAACCTCAGCAATAGACTCAGCCTTCATGATGTTACCTAAATCATAGATACTAGCACCTGAAGTATTATTCTGGATAGCTAATTGTTTAAGTTGTTCAAGAACAGCTCTATGATTAGCCTTAGTAGTACAGAAAACATTAAGATCTCTTAATAGTAAATCTGTACCATTCATCTCAAAGTTCTTTGTTTCTTCGGTGTTAGTGATATATCTAAGACGTAGTGACGGCTTAGTTGAATGGTAATGCTGAGCCAAGTCCGTGCGCATTTGGTGTACACGCGGCATCAAGTAATCTGAGTGCTGTACAAATAGCATTTCAGTTTGCGCATAAGATCCTGATACAGCTTGCTCAACGCCGGTTGCTGTATTAGTTTGCCCAATTTGTTGACCCATACGCTGTGGTGTAATACCAATTACCTCAAAGGCCTGTTGCTTAAAGTAATTAGCCAACTGGATACGAGTCATTAAACGGTTACTTTGCTCAAGGTCAAGCTTTTGATAATGTTGGAAAGCAAGTGGATTTTCCGTATTAGTAATAGAAGTATCCAATGGTAACATCTGGAAGTTCTTCATTGCTACATACGCCTTGGCTAAGTTATTCTTTCCCCAATCCTCTCCTAATGAGTGACGAGGTAAAGAGTTTTGATCTAACAAGATTACTGTACCAAGTTCATCTACAAGGATATCCGCAATCTGGTTATTAACAATATTATACCCAATTTGGTAAGGCTTCATTAAATCTACAAGAGCTACAGATCTTGTATTACGGTCTGAGAACACGGAACCTTCTATAGGTAACTTGCAACCATACAATGAATTGTCACCCTTGAATTGGAACTTCATAGGCGCAATATTGTTTTGGTTCATTCCTAAATATATTGGATTAATACCTCCAGGAGATTTAGTTCCCCAGAACGATGGGTGATGTGGGCCAATTTTAACTCCACCCCATACTTCATTAATCCAAATCCAATCTATATGCTCACCAAATACTAAGTTATCCTTAGTCTTATTTTTTACAAGACGGGTATTATAAATAGGTTTATCTACAACTTTATAGTCTTCAGTTACAATATCTTGTTGTACTGTACCATCATCATAAATTTTAGTAAGGTGTCCTATTTTACGTTGAGACTTCCAATATGCTGTAGTAACACGTAATAAGTTAACTTGTCCAAAATCAAAAAAGTCTTCTGTATCACGCATGATCCAGTTGACAATATCACCACCAACTAATGTATTATCCCACATAGATGTGTATTGGCGGTACCCTAAAGACGGCATTTGTGTATTCCAGTCATGAGTCTTGGTACCATCGTAGTAGCTACCATCATTTTGATAACCCTGAATAGGATAACCTGCAGAACGCACTGGATAAATGGCCTCAAGACTTTCTAGTTGCTCTTGTGTCATTAACCAACCATAGGCATCAATAACATCCGCTACAGTCATCATATCAAATTTACCTACCCAGCTAGCATCTGACATGTAGCGGATCTCAGGTGACTTGTGATAAAATGTAAGAATAGGATTCCATAATTCAATTTGGTAATCATCTTCCATCATCTTAAAGTGCCAGAACTCGCGGTCTGTAATAAGCATATCACGGAATCCGCGTTCTTCTAACTCATCCATTTTAAATCTCTCGGTATCAACTTGAAGCTGATGCTCAGCCCATTGCTCTACCATTGACTTATATGTCTTGCTAAAATAACTTTCAATTTGGGGTAATGACTTAATGCTTTCAGGAGCCATTGCTTGTTGATATTGTTCACTATCTTCAGCAAGTCCCATTTGAGATAATGTTAATCTCATTTGCTCTTCAGCATCAGTTATAATTGCTTTTTCTAATTCAGCACGCTTAAGCTCTAACATCTCATTATAAGATGTTTCATCAACTCCTCTAAATGTAACACGAGTATTGCGTTTTGCAAACTCTGCTACAAGGGTATTAATTACGTTAGGAATAATAGGATAAAACTTGAGCTCTAATGCACTTACGTCTTCCTTAGTTAAAGTTTCAATAAGATCTGCATACTCATTATCCTCTTCTACAATGTAGTCACTCTTATCTATAATACCTTTTGCAAGCTTATAGTTCTTTAAGAAGCGACGTGCATTTCTACGCACTACGCGTAAGCCTTGCCATTCTAGCCAGTCTAGGTTCCAGTTAGCCCAGTCTTTATCTTTTTTATCTTTAGGTAAAAACTGGATAGGTTGATTAAGAGTACCCATTTTGTTGTACTCAACCTTGGCTCCCGCCTTTACCTGCATGGCATTATATATTTCCATAGCTTATCTTAAGTTTTTAAATGCTTGTCTTGGTAATTTCATACCATTAAAAGTATGGCCCCCACCGCCAATGTGACGAAAAGGGCTCTTATTTAATTTACTGAATTTATTAGAGTTATCCAAGTTTTTTGCCAACCCAGTTTCCTCATAACGCTTTTTATAACCCCTATTTGCTTGTTGCACTTTAGCAAAAGCAATTAATGCTGCAAATGATACAAGTCTATCCACGTTGACCCCATCACGATATGCCATCATCTCTTTCATCAACATAACATCTGGTATACGTTCTATACCATAAGTTGTTTTAACAACTTTACCATCATCTGTAGTTTCTTGATGAAGCTCTTCTCTTATGAATTCAATAGCATAACTTATCATATGACTTTTAAATAAAGTCCCTGTATTACGCCATCCATATTCCTGAAACACATTCGCATTAGCACCAATATCTTTTAAAAATAAAATTTGACTTCGTGGTACAAGATAGCGCTGTTTTTTTCTATGAATCATATGTTGAATAAATAAACTAATATTGTTTTCAACAATTGTCCAAGCGTTATACCACTCAACAATCATCTCAAGACGCTCGTGAGTTTTTGCTATATCATCAAAGCGGCCGCACCAAGCAGCTACTATTTTATCATTTTCAATAAAAGTTTCTACTTTTTCACCATCATTACGCGTTACCTCAACTGCTGTTTTATAAACATAAATAGAACATAGAGATTCTGAGGTTGTAGTTTTTCCTTCACCAACGGGGTCAATGCTTGCATAGTACATCCCAAACTCAGGATCTTTGCAAGGTCTTTCCCATACTACCAAAGTACCGGTTTTATCCTCAGTATTTTTAGTAATAGGAAATTCTGTAATAGGTAGCTTATTAGTTTCTCGTGTAGCTATTTGCCCCTTGTCATCCCTATAGATATCTAAAAATTCATAGGAATACATTTTATCTTCTATTCTTCTTATCTGAGCAGTAACTAAATGACCTGGGAATACTGATACAGTTCTAAAGTCAAATGCTTCTTTAATATTTCTAGGGTGCTGAGAAATACGGAGTTGGTATTCCTGCGGATCTAATTCTTTTTTCCAAGTAGCAAATTGCTCATCTAATGCCTTTAGCGATTCTTCTACTTTAGAATTACCGTACTCGTCAATAAATGGTGGCATTGACCATTGTTCAGGAATAAATAAACCTGTTCTACCTATTTGTCCAGTTTCATCTATTAAGTTAGATTCTACTGAGTATATATCATTTGCGTCTGGGCGCGTAATCATTTTCTTTAAAGGTTCACACTGAGATAAATCCCCCACAGATCCTGCTGCTATAAACATACCTGTAGTCATGAAACCTGATTTCATAGCAGGGCGGATATACTCAAATGTTGTATCCATCTTAGGAGCAATACCAGCTTCCTCGTGGAAGAAGTATTTGCATGGTCCCCCTACCCCGTTAGTCGGATCTTTTTCAAAGGACATCCCTTGCATTACGCCTTTGAGACCTACTTCCGATTTACGCTTGCTTAGTGGATCTACAGTTTCAATCTTCTGCTGCCACATCATAACCTTATTAGGGTTCATAGGGCGGTACCATGCTGTATGTTTATTTAAGAAAGCCTCGTATTCATTTAAGAATTTCCATGTGCCTTTCTCATTGATATAGTCTTTAAGACTAGCCCCCATCTTTAGGGTAATACCTTCCTCAAACCATATTTGATTAATAAGTTTACCAGCATGAAAATAGCTAGATGCAATTTGACGTTTCTTTAATATTGCAGAATGTTTATAGTTTAATTCTGCAAGTATCTCATATAGTGCCATGTGATATTGTGCATCACGTACATCAGCAAAACCAAACCTTTGAGTCTCCTTATTAAATATCGGTAGGAAGTTCAGCCACATATAGTAATCACGAGGTATATACCACGCATTACCATTATTTTTATAAATAGCACCTACCTTACATTTATTCTTTTGATCATTCCAATAAATAATAAAGTCTTTAGTTCCTTGAGGCGCTTTACAATAAAATCCAATATCATTAAATATCCTAGCTTGCTCATTGAACATTTTGCTGACATCATCAAATTGGTATTGACCAGGCTCTTTAAATATACTTTCTACAAATTCCTTAAAATCATTACGAGTAAGAAAAGTAGTCACTGACCACTCCCCATTTTCCCATGTAGGAATTTCTATATTATATTCTTTTAGCATGCTTCTTTTTTAGACTATGTAATAAGTCTTTTAGTTCTTTAAAACCTCTAGGTTTTGCTTGCCCATTAAGATAAGATTCAACATCCTCTCTACGGACAGCATACCATTTTTCTTGAAAGATGTTATAGTGTAACAAGTAATCATAAAGGTAATCACATTTGGTCATATGCGAGCCCCGCCCCGCCTCGAGCACGGCTCGCCTGCTCTTCCTGGAGGTCTTTGTACGCGCCTTTGTAGGCTTCGCGGATTTGCTGGAATTTTGCTGCTGTGTTTGTAAGCGCTGTGATGTTACCGTCTCTTCCATCTGTGATACTTGTTGTGGCCATGTAGTTTGCTAAACGGTCAAGCATTTGCTTAATACCATTATACGCCCTCATGGTCGGGGTTTCATATAATTGTTTACAAAGCTCTAATGCGCCTGGGATACCGTCATCCTCAGAACTAAACTCTGCTTTTATCTCCGCTAATATAATCTCTTCTTTGTCATCTTCAGCAAGATTAAAAAAAGGATTTAAGTCTGGGTTAGGACAAGTCATGTAAAACAAATACTGGTATATCTTTAAGTAATCCTCTGGATAATCATCCATGATTTTCTTAAGAGTACTTATTGTATAACAATGTTCTGTAGGTACAATTACATTGTTTTGTATATCAAATAATTTAACGATCATCTTTATCTACGTTATAATAAAAACTATTAGTTTCTTCTGTAATCCATCTATTAGATACGCTTTCTACAGATGGTAATGTTGTATCTACCTTTATTTCTTTTGGATCTACAGGAAAAGGTTTAGTTACCCAATTACTATCTCTCCAAAATATTCTATTATTTGGCTGACATAATAAATAGCCATCATCAGCTACTAATATGTGTCCACATTTATAGTCGCTAGCTTCATCAGAATAAGGATTATTATACCAATCAATAGTAAACATATATGTTGCCCAAATAAAACTTTTGTCTTTAAGTATAACTTGACACTTCTTTTCTTTAAGATGTTCATAGCTAGTAACACTTACATTCTCAGAAAAACAATCCCATAATTGCTTCATGTGAAAATCTATATCACTAGTAGGCTCCTTTATATATATTTCTGATATAGGTACCCGAGATCTTACCATACCATAATCAGTCATTACATGAAAAGTAAGTATCTTAGTTGTAATAGATTGAATACCAAAAGCGTATGCATTGTGGTATACATTATCATCCTCCGATTTTTTAGTAAAGTGAGAAGCTTTTACTAAACACTTAAAAGACGGTATATTTTCATTAAGCTTTGACATTTTCTTTCAATCTATTAATAATGTTTATAACTTCAGTTTTAAGATATGGTACATCATATTGTACAATTTCTTGTACAACTGGCTCACCAAAATCATCATATTTCACAATTCTGTTGTCATACGCGTCTTTACCAGCTTCCTCAAATAGTATATGCTCAATAATCATTTTACCCGGTTTCAATCTGGGATTGTGTTTAAGAATCATATACATATAAAAGCTTAATTGCAATGAGTAATGATTAAGATTACAGTCATCCAAATGATTGACTGGATCAAGCATTTTATCAGTAATTCCTTCCCAGTTAGTGTAACCGGTGGTTTTAATTTCTTTATTTGTTTTATAATCATAAATGTTGACCTTGCCATTTACTATCTCAACTCTATCCGCTTGGCCACATAGCCCCGCACTCTTAAGATACATCATATGTTCGGGATATACACCATCACCAAGCTTTTGATCTGGTGCATTTTTAATACCATCTATTTCAATAGGTTTAAAAATTGGAACAACAATATCCTCTCTACTAATACTTTCACATGATAATAGGTCACGCTCTCTTTGTGCATGGTACCAAGTACCAAGACTCATAGCTCTATTAGATTCGCTTTTCCAAGCTTCTTTAATAGCTTCTGGTGTCATACCATACCACTTGCTTTTTTTACTCTTAGCTGACTTAGCAGCTATAGTATCAGCATCAAATGGTTTCTTAAATTTAGATATGACACTAGTTACACTAGTCCATGAGATGTTCTCATTAGGATCAATACTTGTGTAACTGTGAGTCTCAGGTTTGAATACTATTGCCATAGTTTTACTTATTATACGGAATTTTATAACTTATGATTTTAAGATCATCTTCTCTACTAAAAAACTTAATAAATACTTCGCAAGTATCATTCTGATATGAGTGCATTAAGAAAAAACCTATAGATGGTCTATACTTTCTAAACCAAAATTCAAATAATCTATGGTCATATTGGTATAGTTCATAAATAGTTTGCTTCCAACGTCCATATATATTACATACATTATTTTTATCTAGGGCAGATTGAATAATATCTGCAGCATCATTTATAAGTTTTCCGTAATCACCTTCGTCATATATACTACCCTTAGCAATTTTAGTAGCATTCATTGTCTCATAATACTCAACAAGCTCATAATTTTTAAAAAAACATGCCTTATCACAAAGGTTAGGTTCATCTAAAAGCTCATCAGTTATATCTAAATTCAAGTTATAATCTTCTTGAGTATATACTTTATTATTAATTTTCTTAAGTATAGTGGGTTTAAAAAGAGTTTTAGGATCAACAGGTATTTCTACTAGTTCTTCAACAAGTTCATCAATAGGTGATGGCTTTTCACTAGCTTCTAATCTTGCAGTTATATCATCCTCTTCTTCTTCGCTCATTACAGCAAACCATCTTCCTTGTGGGCATGCTGATGACATGCTATAAGTTTTATACTTAAGCGAACATCCGCAATCACCACAGCAAGGATGAGTTCCGGGTACCTCACACTTATCACCCTTGAGATCTATTAGAGGACATGTACTACATATATCATTTCTGTAGCTTGCTATTTTCTCAATCTTCTTACGAGTAAAGTAATAGTTGAATACTCCTTCAAGAATTAACCACTTACTCTTCCAGATTTTCTTGATCTTGCTTACCATATCGTTTTTCTATAACGGTTTGTTTTATTTCTTTATAACTTTCTAGTTCTTGCTGTATCTCTAGGAGACGTTTAAGTCGGCTATCCGTTAAACTATAAGCCTGGTACTTATTAAAAGTTTTTGGGACAGGAGCCTTTTGGTACTCCCTATAGACATCAATAGTTCTACTTAATGTTTTTGGCATTACTTCAAAAGTACCAAGGTTTATAACATCAAGTCTAGGTGACATTAAGTTAGTCATTTGTTTTCGCAAACTTCCCCAATAAAAGTCAAGAATATCTCTAACGAGATTCTCATCTAGTTGGAGGTCAGTTGCTACTTGGCTGTAAAGGGTTTTCGCTTTCTTGGGATTCAACTCTTACCATTTTATAGTCTAACAAAATATTACCAGTTGTTTGGATCATAATCTCTGGGTTAAGCTTAATGCGTTTCTTAGCCTTACCATTTTTAAATACATTTACCAAACCGCGTCGCTGACCTTTAGATATTGCATTTCTTACGGATTGGCTATTGCCGAAAATATTATTGTCGGCAACAGCATTACAAAAATCCGCAAGTTCTTTTTCACCTGATATTGCTAAATAGGTTAAGCAATTAAGGTCACGATCAGATACTGAAATGTTTTTTAAATGGCAATGCACATTAAGCTGAAAACGTACTATGTCCCATAGGTTCATGCGTACTTTTTTCTGTACTTGATTTACTACTGCCATGATAACTTACTTTTCTTTTCTTAAAACGCGTTTTCTAATCTCAGCCGTTTCTTCTGCAGTCTCCGGTGCATCATCACCTTCTTGTGGAGCTGGCGCCATAATTTGAGCTTGACGCATTTGAGCTACTAAACGTCTTGCACGTAACTCTTCAATTTCTGTAGCAAGTGTTTCATAGTCTTTTTGCAATTGAAGAACTTCAATTTGCTCTTTGTAAAAAGCCATTAACTCAGCTTTCTTCTCCTCAATTTGCTCAGGAGTAAACATTTCTTGTTGGTTTTCCATAACTTTTATATATTTAGGTTTACACAAATATATGATAAAAAGTTTAAACTCCAAATGTTTAGACAAAAAAATACCCAGGCACGTTTGCCCAGGTATTTAACCTAAATCATATTAACCAGATAAGAATTAAGCGCGTTTGCCGTCTTCTTCTCTCTTAGCCTTTATGTAACCTGTTAACTCAGCAATGTTAGTACTCAATTGAGTCATGTGAGTTGTAAGGTTATCCATCTTTAGATCAAGCTTCTCGTGAGCAGCTTTTTGATCTTCTTTAAGTATTTCCATTCTATTATAGATGCTTGTCTCTTTAGCCATAAGATCTGTTTCTAGGGAGTCCATATCACCCGTAAGTTTATCTACTTTCCCTCTCAACTTTCCCAGTTCCTGCTTAAGAGCATAATATGCTGATAAACCTGATCCTATTGTCATCACTATCCAGATAACATCTTTAGTAGTGAACATCCATGCTTCTGCTGATCCCATAATCGTCTTACATATATATTATAATATACAACATTTTATAATTCTGAGCAAGGAAATTGATTTGTACAATCTATGCAGCTTCCATAATTTGCAGTTGCATTTTGCTGATTATATAAAGTTGGCGTTGCTGTACTAAATCCTACTAATGTAACACAAGTTGGTGTATACGGACCTTCCGGAAATTCACTTAGTGGAATCATTGCTGTACCACCAAACCCTGTATACCATGAACCAGTATATTGAACAATTATATTAGGACCTCCACAGCATTGTGAAAACTCTAATGTTTTAGTTGTATCAAGTAGTAACTCACATTCTGGACATGTTGCAAAAGGACCCTCCTTTAAAAAACCTTTACCTGAACCAGGATATGTAGGATAACCAAGAGATAATACCTCAAAACATGAGAGAATTTCTCCAAAGGATCCTAAAATAATACCTACATAAAAACCACCTATAGATGGAGGACCATCAGTGTCTAGTACTACATTGTTGTAAACTATATCTGTTTGGCAATCTTTTATATTGTATGCACCGTTACAACCAGTATTTTCTAAACATTGTCTACAGTCTTGATAACCTGGAAAATTTGGATTTGGTAAAGAATTCCAAGGCCATATCTCAAATGTAGCTATGCCCGTAGTATTAAAAGATAATACTTCCCAACATATACCCCAGTAATCATTGAATACGGTATTTTCATTAAATAGCATAAACTCTGCGGGAACTTGAGCTACTTCTACGCGGTCATTATCACAACATGACTTAATAGTAATAAAGTATTCTTCAGGACAAGGATTTGCTGCAATACATAAATCACATGATGTTGGTTCAACACCTTCACCTTGATATGGATACACCGTATCTACTTCAATACCGTATATAGTTGGTAACTGACCAGTATCAACCTTAGTTACTCGCCAGCATATACCGTTTGTATCTACAAAGGCATCACCTTCATTTAAGAGATTTGGTACTGCTATAATACCACCTATTCCTGCACAACACGATTGTACTCCATAAAAATAAGGACATGGGTTTGCTAACTTACATGCTTCACAATCCCCCATAATAATAGTATCTACAGTAATAGATTCTTCTGATATTGGTGCACCTGTTTCTTCAGCTACAGTCCAACATAATCCGTGGTTATCTACAAAAGTATCTCCTACAACTAATCCTGGTAAAGATCCTGTTACATATTCAATACCCTGTACACAACATGAACTAATGATAAGATTAAGTGGACAAGGATTTGCGTCTTGACATTCTAAGCAAGTAGCATAGTTATCTTCAAAAGTTCTAGTGAAGTTAGTCACGTCCGTAGATGTGTCTATTACCTCCCAGCAGTTACCTTCATTATCTACGTGGAAATCACCTACTACTAGACCTGGGATATTTACCAATTCTGTAATAGAACCTTCACAACAGTTTTTAATAATGAAAGATGTGTTAACTGCCTTACAAGGTCTTTCTATATCTAGGGTGTGTGATACTGTTAATATAGTTGGTGAACCTGGTGTTACTGCATCACCTGTAGCATATGTATTATAACCTATAACAATTCTTGTTTTATGAAAATCAAAGCTAGAGTCTAAAGTTACTTCTGCATTAAAACATGCTGTTCCAAACTCATCAAAGTCTGTTAGAGTTACTGGAATAAAAGTAAACAGCTTTGGATTCTCATCTGAACAATTAAAATAATATACACCTACTATAAGAGTTACTGATGTAAAACCAGAATTTATCCAGTCTTGATAATAAGGATAATAAGCTGTACCTGATAAAGTTATTTTATCATCAGGTACAAGATTTATAGGTAATACTATTCCTGCACTTTTTTCATCAGCGCTTAAGTTTAAACTACCCGCTGTATAGTTTTGCGGAAAATTATATTTTGTAGCAGACCATACTGGATACTCTGTACCATTTACAGGATCATAATCACCTGCAAAAAATAACTGATCTATAACTTGAGCACCTCTAAAAAAATCACCAGTAAAACCAAATGAGTGTGAAGCTATCTTAGTATACTCAGGTTGACAACCATCGCCTTTAATAAATATTTGTGTAAGCATCTTATTTTACAGTTGTAATTAAGAATTCAGTTCCTGTTGCATTTAATGCTACATAATTTGCAGCAAATACATTATTAGGGCTACCTGCTTCAAGGTTAATAATTTCACCTGTTTTTAAATCAGTTCCATTAACTGTACCTGTTGCAGTACCTACATTAGCTACTGAGATAGAATATATAGGGGTAGTGTTAGTCCAGATTCCTGTACTTCTTTGTACTGTAAAAGTTCTAACAACGGGAGTTGCTGTACCAGATAGTACATCCACAATAGCCTGAAGACCTTTTAGCATTTTGAACTGCCAAGGGAAATTATTCTTCTTATTTCCTTCTGTGTTTAAGTTACCTACACTCATTGTATTAGTTTTTTAAATGTTTTATATAATATGAATTTTTATCTACTTATTTCTTCCCAATCCACTGAAACATATGCCCCTAAAGTTCCACCTGTAGCATCTATTGCCATCTCAACTGCTAATTCAAAAGCAGTTCCTGTAAAACTATTTCTTTCAAGCTGAGTAGCAAACAATGCTTCTTTTAATATATTGATACTTGGAGATCCTTGATTGGATGAATTTACATATCCTTGTGCTAATATTCTACCTCCTGTAACAGATGATCCTGTAAGGTTGTATTCTACAGATGAATCAGCACCTGCTGAAACCCAAGATCCTCCTGTTGTTATAGCAGATTGGACAACCCTCCATGCATAGTTTTTACCGTTACCTAATCCTAATAAAGATATTGCTGTAGTTATAACTATAGCATCTAATGTAGTAGTTTTAAGTCTAATTCCTAGCATTGGATAATACGTTCCTGCTACAGCAAATGTTTTAGGAGCAGTAATAGATGTGCCAACTGCTTGTTGAGCTCCTCTAAGTTCATAACCACCTTCAGATATTGCACTAGAACAAACTTGTTTTAGTGTACTTGGACTAGCTGTTACTCCCGTATTAGTTATCTCATATCTAAGTGGTAATGAAGCAGTAGTGATATAAGTAGAAGTAATAAGGTTAGCATGATTAAACCTATGGCATACAATGAAGTTGCCATCTATAATAAAACCTACTCTTACAGTTCCTTCTCCTAACCACTCAATATCCATGAATAAAATCTGAGCCTTAGTAATATCTAAAGTTATTCCCGATGGACCATTACCGTTTAAAGGATCAGCATTCCAAGAAGCTTGGTTAACTACTGATTCTGTAACAATACCTGTGACTAAACTTCTTTCAACAAAACTTAAAGTACTATTATTTAATTGAACATAAATTCCATTATCCGTACCAAAGTATCCTACTCTTTGTCTAAGATTAGTTTGAGCAGGAGCCATTACAAATGTGTTCATTACAAGTAATGACTTACCTGGTTGATATGACATTACTTTAAAAGTTTCTCTTAATACTTGAGATCCGCTTGTTGTATTTACATTTAGATTTACTAGACCTTCATTTGCACTAAATACTGCTGTTCCTCCACTGGCTGTGGAAGTGGCCCAAAGTCCATTATCACGATATCTATGTGAAGAATCAAATAGAGTTAATGGGTTTGATACTCTTAGTCTACCAAACGCATCTGCTAACATTGGATCATTAGCAACTATTGATTGATTAGATATACCAGAAGTAGATATTATTGTACTCATTGCGCAATTGAAATAAGTAGTAACTCTCCACCTACTTTAGAGTATTTATCTCTTTCTTTAGGATTGCCGTTACCTAGTGCCATAGTGGTATATTTAGAGTAGCTTAGTTATCTGCAAGTATGGTTGATTAAAGAAGGTGTTATCAAACACTGGATATCCTGATGGAACAGCACCCGCGTGAAGCACCACGATACCCACATAATCACCAACGTTAAATTTAAAAATACCTGAGCCTTGTTTTGTAGCTTCTCCATTACCAGATGTTCCGATATAACCCTGATCTAAATACTCTAACTTAGTTCCTAAGTCATTAGATAGGGCGCTTGTTGTAACCGCTAGTCTCATAAAGTCAGTAGCGCCTGTCATATCATATGACGCGTATCTGCCGTGAACAAGATAGTAACCTTCAACATTGATGCGTACTTTAGATCCTATTGGTGTATAAACACCAGTACCCTCATTATAAGCTAGGTTATTAAAAGGAGCTAAAAAGTCTACACCATTTAGTGTATTACTTAGTCCGCTAGTACCATTAATGTTTATTTTAACTACACTGTTTTCACCAAATTGACTGGTAAAATCAGATACGGTCATACCATAAGACTGGTACTTGTCTCCGCGTTTAGCAAATGATGCGTTACTACCAAGAATAACGAGGTCCTGTGTAGGATCCTGTACTGTAGTTTTTACTAGTTTGTTTTTGGCTAAGTAGAGCCAGTTTAAAATGTCCATGTTATCCTTTATTTATTGTTACTTCATAATAACTTACAACAGTTGAGTCTGCTACACTAACGTTCTGCATATAGAATATAAAGTACTGATCCTGAGCCCAGTTTATATTGTATGTGGAAACTGCTGTAGTAGAAACAGAATCATCATCAAAACCACCCGTGTTATAAGGAAATACCTCAGTAGAGGTACTTGACTTTACAACAAGTGTTCTCGATAATTGCCCAAATGCAGCATTAGCACCTAAAGCAGCAATGGCAATACCACTACCACCTACAGCATCTGATGTATTTACACTTACGTATTGAGCTGTTATTCCAGCTGTACCTGTTTTTCTACAACGAGTTCTTACAAAGATGCTATCTCCTGGAGCTACCGTATTAGCAGGTATGAGTACACTTGCAGATTTAGTTGCTGCAGTAACCCCTGTTACAGTAGTACCATCAGCAGTTCTAATGAACTGCGGGTTAACACCTATTGCTAATGCAAAGTCTTCAGAAGGCATGGCATAAGATTGATACTTATCACCACGCTTTTGGAAAGATACATCAGCACCTAACACTACTAAGTCTTGTGGACTATCTAGTTTAGTTCTGATTAAGTTTTGTTTTTTTATGCCAAGCCAGTTTAGGATATCCATTGTGTTTTAATATTAAGATGGGTAAACGCGTACTTCAATTGAACTTCCGTTCATTAAACTATCTGTTAAGGTACCAGATCCATTGTAAGTGTTAATATAAATTGCTCCAGAATCAAAGCTAGCTGTTGCAATTCCAAAAATGTTGTAATCCTTTGTAAAGAAAACCATAACTCTTGCATTATTTGAACCAATACCTATTAAAGTTGAATTACCTGCAAAATAATAATACCCTGTATTAAATCTTTGCCAGCTTCCACCAACACCTCCTAGAGTATTTTCTTTTACTGTAACCGTAGGATTTCCTGATCCGGATTGTGATATTTTAGCAGAATAAACAAGATATGATCCTCCTGCACTACCTTGGGGAATACCTAAGTTTAAAACTTGAACAGGTGAACTTCCTGTAAGAGTTGCTGTAGCACTAGAACCTGCAGCCAATGTGGTAACAGTACCTATAGATAATGCATTGCTTGGGCCTGCAGGACCAGTTGGACCTTGTAATCCAGTAGCACCCGTAGCTCCTGTTGCACCTTGTGCTGCAAGTAATGCCCAGTTAGTAGGGTCAGCATTAGGAGGTGTGGCAGATGGACCTACAGGATCTATACAGAACCATGATGCTCCTGCATAACCCACAGCGTCATCTACAACATAAGTTCCTGAAGCAGACCATGATCCTTGCCAATTTAATCCAGCAGGACCTACAGGACCTGGTGCACCAGCAGGACCGGTTGGACCAGCAACACCCGCTGGACCTTGAGGACCGGCAGGCAATGTAGCAGCAAAGTCGTTAATTTCCATTGCGTAGTTTTGATAAATATCACCACGCTTATTAGCACCTACTTTAGCACCAAAGATCATTAAATCTTTAGGGTTGTCAATAGAAGTACGTACAAATTTGTTTTTGGCTAGATAAAGCCAGTTTAGAATGTCCATGAGTTGAGTAGATTAATGGATTAATATATACTATAATATAATAAATATCTGTAGAATAACCAAATTATAATGATGTTATTGTTTCCCACGCTGTTCCATTATAAACACAAAGTTTATTAAGTGTAGTATCATAAACTACCCATCCTCCTTGAGGCGAAGGGATTGCGTTCTTTTGTACTGTGGTCATTTGTGGAAAAGGAAATGCTCTCATTGCTGGTCTACCATTAGGACCTGTTATTTCAAGACCTAAAGGACCATATGCATTACCATTAGAATCAGTTACTTGCATATTACACTTCTTGTATTAATACTACATACTGGGTACCAGGAGCTGTTGTTAATATATATAACTGATCACCTGCATCAAATGAATATAGATATGCATCTGTTAAAATATCTCCAGCCGCTAAGTTTACGGTATATACTGTAGTTGTTACCGGTCCAACTGCTTTTACTTTTCTTAATGTAACGGAATTAGCAGCTGGGTTACTCAATCTTATAGATATTGTATTTGCAGCATTTAAACCCCCAGGTCTAGTATAAATAAGATTACTTCCTGCAGGTAATGACCCTTCTAATGATATTAGTCCCATAGTGTAAAGATAATACAAATATAAAAAAATTTCATATAATGTGCTGATTATTAAAATATTTTGCTTAAACTTGTATAAGATATACACATCTTATGAATAAGATAACCGCTACTGGCAAACTCGCTAAACAGTATCTTAAGAAGTATCCTAGTCTTCCCATCCTTACAATTGCTAAACTTATGTACGCTGAAAATGATTTGCACTTTAATAGTGTAGATCATGCACGTTCATTACTTAAGCGTCACTCTGGACTAGGTGGTAAAGAAACCAGAAAGAACGTAGATCCAGAATTACAAAGACCTATAACATATAACTATGCTCCATTTAATGACATACCAAAATCATATAAGTCTGGACCTAATGACTTTGAATTGCCAAGTGATGCTAATCACATTCTTGCTCTTTCTGATGTTCACTTTCCTTATCACGATGAAGAAGCTCTTGGTGCTGCTATACAATACGGCATTGATCAAAAGATTAATACGGTTATTCTCAACGGTGATATTTTAGACTTCTACCAGTTGTCACGGTTTGACAAGGACCCTTCTAAACCTAAGATGCAAGTAGAACTTGAACAAGGTAGATGGTTTATGAAAGCACTACGCACAGCATTCCCTAAAGCGAGAATCTATTACAAGATTGGTAACCACGAAGATAGACTTGAAAAGTGGTTAAAGATTAAGGCGCCAGAATGGATTGGTATGGAGGAGTTTGAGTTAAAGATGTTACTTCGTTTTGGAGAAAACCAAATACAGCTTATCGATTCAAATGCTACAATAAAAGCTGGTAATCTTAACATTATTCACGGTCATGAATATTTAGGTGGAGGTACTATAAATCCAGCAAGAAATTTGTATCTTAAAGCTAAGGCCAGTACTATTTGCGGACACTTTCATAGAAAATCAGAGTTTGTTACTCGCGATATCAACAACAATATCCAAGGTGCTTGGACTACAGGTTGTTTATGTGAACTATACCCAGAGTACATGAAAGGACACAGCGATTGGGTACATGGTTTTGCGGTTATTAAGATAGAGAAGGATGGCACCTTTTCAGTAGATAACAAAATGATTATTGACGGAGTAGTATCATAACTATGGCAACAACTATTAGAGCTGGAATTTATATAGACCCACTCAGTGAGGAAGAGTCTACCCCTGAGATCTATATTGATCACAGCATGATCCAGATATATAGTCAGGAGGATATCCTTGTTGCCCAAATTAGTTATGAAGAACTCCGCGGTATTTTAGCCATCATGGCGGCGGAACAAGAAAAGACTCACCTGCGTATTCAGGCTATTGGTCGGAACAACTAGTCTTGTAACAAATTTAGCGTAAAATTGTTACCACACTAAAGTATGTTTTAGCAGTCATTAACCCCAGTTTTCTGGATAATGTATAGTATACCATACTATAATGTGGTTTATAAGAAACAAAAAACCTCAGTTTTATACCCTGTAAGGGACATTATCATGTATAGAGAGTATACTCCGTACCTCTCCGGGTACGTTTTATAGTATTGATGTCAGGATAAACCTGGCACCATTGATATGAGATAGATGTTATAAACCACATCTGTCACAAATATGTTAAACTTTTGTGACAAGCTTGATGGGTACTGGAGGGGTACTTGGGGGAAAGTATAGTAAACTTTTGCGACAGCTATAGTGGAAAATAATCACCAGAATCAGGCTTTTAGTGGAAAATAATCCCCAACTCCCTTGCGCTAATCCGCCATTACTGGAAAATTTTAGGAGTATTGGCGAACTATAGAGTGCCAAACTCTGTAACAAAACATGGACAAACTCGGAAGTTTACCGAGTTACCCCCTATAATTTTGCATGAATTTTTCCAGATTTTGCATGCAGATACATATAGTATTGCCACATGAGCCCATATTTATATGTAGGAGCATATAGGGAGAATGTCCAGTTTTTTGCGCAATAAACTTGACACCTTTGGTTCTCCTACATATACCCCCCTAGGGAAGTAGACAATCAACATACCCCCGGTAGTAAGGTTAGGTGGGGACACCCCCGGGAGGATGGTGTAGGGAATTTTTTATGGGGGTAGGGGATTTATAATGTGGGAGATGATGTGAGGGGTATACAACAAATCAACCCCCGGCTTTAAACTTTTTAGGGGGTACCCCCCATGAAATTTGAAACATTTCATTTAAAAGTTGAAATCCAAAGAAAACATTTTGCTATGTAGAAAATGTTTATACGTCATATAACTATGACATGCTTGATTTGAGTTGCACAACAAAGACTTGAGTTGTTGTGTTGTGCCACCCGACCCCGACCACCACCCCTAGATATGTTGCAAGCAACATCATTGATACAACATATCATTCATAATCTTAAGATAATGAATAACTTTTTAAACTCGCTAGTAGGTCATACTGACCTATACCAAGCTAAAAAGCAGGTGATTCGTGAAATCATTGCTTTCACCAAGTTTCCCAAATCACGCACAAGCCGTGAATTTCTTTGGGGCAAAGACATTCAAGAGCTTGCGGCAATGCACCGTGAGCTATTGACATACCAAACGGTGCAATTGGAAATCGCTTAGGCGATTTCTTTTTGCTTTGCAATTATTAATACAACATATCTTTCATAATCATAATTATGAAAAAGTTCATGTTAATCATTACAATTATCGCATGGCTAGACAGCCTTGCGCTAATCTTCATTACTAACACTTTGCCGCATATTAGCAGTAAACCATTCGTGAATGGCTTCCTGATATTCTGCGCAGGATTCATCTCGTACTTGATATACTATCAATTACGCGATATGAGAAAGGCTTAGGCCTTTCTCTTTTCTTTTGCTGCGCAATAGGTAATACACCATATACTAATAAAATCAGTTTCACTTAATTTAAATTTATCATGGTAGAACCAATCAAAATTCAAATCTCGTTATCAGATTTATTAGACGTCATCAACGCAAGCAGCAATCCTATAGTTGCAGCTGCTGTTCTTGATGGCTCTTATGTAAGCCCACTTCAAGATAAAGATCTTGTAGGTCGCTTTCATAAGAACTTTAACATCAAGAAAGATGACGACACGCGTGACCATTATTTGCTCTTGTTCCAAGGCTACAATAAATGGTCTGATGAGGTGACCTTTAAGAAAGATCACCCCAACGCGTGGTCCGGCAACAACACCATGTCTTTAGCAGAATGGCGTGCTGCCTATGACTTTGAGCCTTCTACACTTGGCAAGGCTGATACCAAGGCATCAACCGTTGGCCAATTGTAAGGCTCATGAAACCCCTTCGGGGGTTTCTTTTTTTTGCTTCGCAAATAGATAATACTACATATCCTTGAAAATCAATTATCAAATTTTATGAAAAATTTAACAATCAAATTTCAGCGTTCTTACCGCAAAGCAGGTAAAACGCCCGGCGCCCCTTCTCGCCTAATCTTCGTATATCTTGTAACTGGTACTGCAGAGCAGTTAACCGAGTTCCGCGATATCCAAAGCGCAAATCTGCGTGAAGATGAAAAGGGAAACCCTTTGTTCTTCACTAGCAGATATGCTGGCGAGACAGCGATGCTCACGCTTAACCATGCTGGTACTGACTACTATGTAGACAATACCGAGATGGATAAGCAGGCATCACTGGTTGAACAGTTTGGCGGTAATCTTGGTCAGGCAATTGCTATGCAGATTGCTGCCCAAGCCACCGGCAAAGTTCAACAGGTCGCCCCCGCTGCGGTACCCGCTGACAAGACACAAGGTCTTGGCACCGTGTAACTACGCGGTACACCCTACTCTTCGGAGTAGGGTTTTTTTTTGCTCTGCAAGTTTTTATATACAAGTCTTGTCCAGTGTTACTTGTACAATAGTAATCGTATATAATTATATCCGTAGGAAGCCGTAAATGTATACACGTATATAGTTATTATTGGATTCCTATGTATATACCTCTCCCGGGACACAGACACACTTATGCACTGATACACAAGACATTAGCGTATTTGTATACTTGTATTCCTATTAACGCTCGCGCTTCGCGCTCGCTTTTTAATGCTTCGCATTTATTTTAGCTCGCTTCGCTCGCTTTATTCGCTACGCGAATTTTTTAGATACTACTCATCTTCGCTGCGCTCGATGAGTTCGCCGAGTACTGAGTACAGGTGAACCGGGTAAGCGTGAATAGTAATCAATTTATAATCAATTAATTAGGGCTTATGAGCACACTACAATTGACATTTGCGCGCCAGTATCGCAAGAAAACTACTGGCAAGTTGGTATTCGTGTATAACGTGAAGGGCACTGCCGCACAGTTAGATGAGTACCGTGATGCACAGGGAAGTTTCCTTGTGGAAGATGAGAAAGGACAACCATTGTTCTTTACATCTCGCTATGTGGGTGAGGTTTGCCCGCTTGTTGCTAACCATAACGGGGACGGATTCTATGCCGACACCACGGAGATGGACAAGCAAGCTGCGATGGTGCAGCAGTTTGGTGGTAATTTGGGCCAAGCGTTGGCTGCACAGATTGCTGCAAGCGTTGCGGGTAAAGGTGCTGCTACCTCACAAGTGGCAAGTGCACCAGTGTCTAAGGGATTAGGCACAGTTTAATGCTAACTAATTGAGTATCAGTGTGTTTGTGAGTTAATAACACACTGATGCTCTTTCTTATTAGTATTGCAATGTACAATGAAGTGCGACAAATGAACGCGCACTAGATAGCTAAGGGATTGTAGTACGAGTACTCTTCCCTGTATTAATGCATCATAACTTACTTCACAAGGGTAAGCAGTTGTAATAGAATTCCTAATGGAGAACAAGTTTAGATACTTGACGTCTAGTTATCCTACATGGTATTACAACTGAATGCAGAGTGGTACAATAGAATGTTTAACCCCTTAATCTTTATTACTATGGAGTTTGAATACTCAAGTGTTACAAGTGCAGGTTATATATCGGCCTCTGAAGTTAGTTCTTCCGATGTACTTCCCGCTAAAGAGTTGCTTATGTCAAACTGCAGGCCTTATAAGTTTTACCAAGTGGTTGAGCATATGGCTAATGGTTCCGTTGCTTGTATAGACCAGGATTGTAATCCTGTATCTTTATCTATAAATGATGTAGCAATTGTTAATTGGTATGAGTAAGTTGATTTTGTTTTTCTACTTGTTAACCGGGAAGGTTGAGAAGGTAGACGGATTGTATACGATACATACTACTGAGAGTTCTGTTATTGAGTACGCTTGTGAGGGTGAAGTATTAGAGTATATAGAGACAGGTGTCTTTAGATATGATGATAACCTCGCAAAGCCTGGTGAGTTGGAATAGGTAGGAAGCCGGGGTTTTTGATGATGATTTTCCCCGGCGTTCCTATATTTTTGAAAAAATGTTTAACTTAATACTTAATACCGTGGAAAAGAAAGGTTTTATTATGGGCTTGGTTATAGCCTCATGTGTATGGATTACTACTATTGTATTGATTCTACGCACACAAGATAACCCGATAATCATAGAGAAATGTGACTTTACTGAAGATGACATTATAGACACAGAGTTTGAACAACTGATGATTAACACTCGTGTTAATGCTTATGCGCATGGTTATTATACCTGTTTACGGGATACAAGACCTGATATACATATGGCATATATGTCTTGTATTGTGCAATTAGAAACAGTACAGGGTGATGAAGCATTTAACGCTATTGTTGATGCTGAATGTTCAAATCGTGGTCTGAGTGTTGAAGACAAGGAATATTTACGTACTCTATTATTAGATTAAAATGACAAGAGAACTTGCTAGAATTAAGACCATACAGAAGTTTACTAACTTACTTGATGGCACGTTGTTACCAGGATATAGTGTGGCTCAAGTAATTAGTTACTATGAGTCACAGCTTCTTGGTGTCCCTACTGATAATATTAGTAGGGTAGATGGTATCACCGCCAACTTCATGGAGGATTATATAAATAATCTCGATGATGGTGATCAAATATTGTAAAGCGAAGAATGCATACAGCACTATAAACAAACTATGGTAAAGTTAAAACGCATTCTGTATCTTTACAATCTATTATGTGTTTAGTTGTAGGTAGCAATACCATTTAAAGATGTGAATACTATATTTAGAGCGGGTGCTTAACACATCCCAAGTATAGTTACAACTAAATGCATAATTATTTATAGCCCATAAGGGCAAATTTTAAAATTATATACCTTACATTATTCAATTGAAGTTAAATGGTGACGCCTATAATCTATTAGGCTATGTGTATTTACCCGAAGGTCAGTCTACCGGGATATTGCAGGAATGTAATAGTTACACAAATGATTGGTAAAAGAACTGTGACAGGTTCTAACCAAAGGTCGTTTGAAAGTTAAGGGTGCATGTCAAAGCACCGCAAGCTTGTTCTTATGTTAGTGAAGGATAGTTCAGCACTATAAAAACTACAATTATAAGGTTAAACAACTATTCTGTTTAACATAAGAGCATTTAGCACATGAAAGAATGAATCAGCACTGTAAAAAAATTACAATGCACGAGACAATAAAAGTCTCAAGGGAAAGGTAGGCCACAACAAGTTAGTTGTTAGGCTCTCTTCATTCTGTTGTATGTGCAAAAGCCTAGTAGTGATACTCGTGGCCTGCCAATCTTAAATTATTGTTTAACCAAAACCCTTTACGCAATGGATAATTTTACCAACGCAATGTTTTCTAATGATAGTCTTACCAATAACGGCGCAGTTACTCATAGTACTGCAGGTAATTACTGTCTTGACCTGTTCTTTTTAGCAGGTGCGAGCCGTTTTATGTCTGAAGAAGATATCTTAAAAGCATTTATCAAGGCTTATCGTGAAGATAAGTTAACTGCTATTAAGATTCTATTTTGGGCACGCGATGCACGTGGTGGTGCAGGGGAGAAGAGATTCTTCCAAGTGATAATGAGAAATCTATTAGTAGCAGACCCTGAAGTATATGAGCAAATTGCTATACATATACCAACGTTTGGCTATTGGAAAGATATATTCATCATTGAAAGACCAACTGATAATACCCTTAATTGGTTGAGTATTCAACTGAAAGAGAATGAGAATGCTAATCTATTGGCTAAATGGTTCCCTCGCAAGGGTGAATGGTTTGTGGCAATGCATAAGTATCTTGGTGTATCAGCAGGTACATTCCGTAGAAGACTTACTTCTATGTCTAATACCGTAGAGCAAAAGATGTGTGCTAATGATTGGGAATCTATTTCTTATTCACAAGTACCTTCTGTTGCAGGTAAGAGATATGCCCAGTCCTTTACTAAACACGATTATGTAAGATACGCCTCTTATATTAGCGATGTTATGGAAGGTAAGGAGAAGATTAATGCTTCAGTATTATTCCCAAGTGACCTTGTAGCAAAAGTATTTACAGAGCATGATACCTTTGCATACAATGCTATGTGGAAGAATCTTCCTAACTATATGGAAGGTTGTACTGAAAGAATCTTACCTGTTTGCGATGTTAGTGGTAGTATGACGGGACAACCTATGGAAGTATCTATAGGATTGGGCCTCTATATCAGTGAGCGCAATGAAGGTCCTTTCAAGGATTTAGTGTTGACATTTAGTGAATCACCGCAATTTCATAAGATAAGCGGTATGACATTAAGTGAGAAAGCACATAATCTTAGACAGGCTGATTGGGGTATGAATACGGATTTAACCAAAACATTCACAGTGTTACTAGATCGTGCTGTTGCAGGTAAAGTAGCACAGGAAGATATGCCTACCAAGTTACTGATTATTAGTGACATGGAGTTTGACCAAGCCTGTGGTAAGCGTACTAACTTTGATACTATCAAGGATATGTATGCACACTGCGGTTATGAGATGCCGGGTATAATCTTTTGGAATGTTAATGGTCGCCTCGGTAATGTACCTGTGAAGGCTAACACACCAAACACTGCCCTTGTTAGCGGGTATAGTCCAAGTATTATTACAAATATCTTGGGCGGTAAGGATTTGAGTCCTATAAGTGTGATGATGGAAACTATTGGCAATGTGAGATACAACTGTATCAAACTTGACTAATTATATAATCTTAAAAGGGTGCGGGAACTATCTCGTACCCTTTTTTATTTCAATAAAGTAAATTTTAAACTGTTATATATATGAGCAAGATGCTTATTACAATTGAAGTTAGTATGCAGGATCTCTGGAAGCATACAGCACCACGTGTTGAGAGAAATAAAAAAAAGTATTACCGTAAACGTAAGCACAAAAAGCATGACGACACAAGTAGAAGTGAAGACAAAAGTTACTCTTATAGAGGACATAAACAAAGGCATTAATTTCCTATTTGGTAGGAATATTACTGTGGAGGAGTTCGATACCATATATGATATGAGTATATTGGAACTTGAGTTAATGATTGAAGATATGCAAAAGCATATAAATTTAGTTATAGGAATATGAGTAAGATTAAAAACACCCCGGAATTTGAAGCAATGATGAGAGAGCAAGAGTTAGCCGCATCATTTGACTATCAAGAGAAAGAAGCATTAATGCTAGATATTGCAGCACATGAAGCAATAGAAAAAGCATGTGATGAGTATATAGAAGCTCAAAAAGTTTTTATAGCTGCACAAAAAAAGTTTGAACAAGCTTTATGTTTATATAAGATGCATAAAAGTGAGCTTACTCCTAATGAAGAGCGTTTAGATAATGCTGTTACACAATTAGGTAATATGTTTAAAGGATTTAATCCTAATGATATATGAAGAAGAGTAATGCCTACATCTTAATGTACTTTGTGTTAATCACATTAGTAGCATTAATGACATCTTGTGCAACAACAGCACACAGTTGTGAAGATAGTTTTAAACCAAAGATTCGCGAGAACTACAACTCTCGTGGAACTAATTGGTGGTAAGATATTGCCTCGCGTCACATACTTTTTTCATCGGGAAGGACAACGGTCCTCTATAAAGTTTAGTTTTTACTGTTAAATACAACGGTGACGCGGGGCAACAATATTTTTTTTCAATTAAAAAACCAATTTATGACAAAAGTTTATATTGAAGATGAGCCTAACTTGAATCGTTTAGATTGCGAGAAAGTTATGCAGGCTCCATTACCGGAGCAAAGGTTTAAGTTTTTTGGTCAAATGATTTACCCCTATTCTGATATTACTAGGATGGAAACCGATACTCATGTGTATTGGGCTAATTGCATGCATATACCTAAATGGAATGAGAAAAGCGGTATTTATCTTAAAAATGACTCAACAGCTGGTTGTAGTTATGATAAGACAACTAAGAAGTTTAATTTTTGGTATGGTAAACAAGTTATGTTTCTTAATGACGACATATACAAGGATATGTGTAAGTACTTTGGTGCTGAATGGTTTATAGAAGAAACTAGCGGTCTTAAGATTAGCACTACTAATTCTGTATTTGTTAGAGTACTGAAAGGTAAGATTACTAATACTGAAGAGTTAGTCAATAGTATTGTGAAGACTAACCCATTGCTTCGCAGACATAATGTTGATACTAATAAGTTACTGTCTTATGTAACAACTACTAATAATCGTATTCAAACATTAGCAGAATACGTAGAGGTTGCTCAAGACATTGATGCTTTGTTAGATCATGTATGTAAGTCCGGTTCTATTTTCTCATGGAGGATACATGACCTTATAAAGTATGCAAGAATGCTTAATAGGAAAATAGATTTCAGTTGGAGTGAGGCTATGATTACTGATAAACGTAATAAGTGGGAAAAAGAAGTAGAGGTTATTAAACAGGAGTGGATGCCCCTGTTATCGTTTTAAGGGTGAAGGACCTATGGCATTGCGGGAGTTTATCGATTTCTCCTGCTTTGCTAATAGGGTTAATTATGTATCAATTTAAAAACCAATAGAATGGCTAAAGTTACAAAAGAGCGTGTTGCTAATATATGCAAACGTGTGAATGGGGGTATGAAACCCGGGTATGCTACGCATGCTGAAGGATTAGGTGGTGGGTACCTAGTTGCGTTAAAAGATTCAGGTATTATCTATAAAGATAATGAAGGAAATTGGAAAGGTATGGTGAAGATCCATGCAACAAGATTTGATGAGTTTGTCAAACTACGTCAACGCTATGATAAACAAGTGAAAGAAGGTGTTATCAGCGTTAAGTATATTAACAAACGCCCTAATGATACCCCTGTGGTAGAAAAAGTTAGTTTATTTAGAAGAATTTGGAATAGTATCTTAAAGAAATGATAATGAGTGAGCAAGATAAAAGACCCGTGTTTATGGGCAATTTTGAACGTTTTAAGAAAGAAACGCAAGTAAAACATGAAGATGTTATGAGACAAGCAAAGAAACTAAATGAAAAAATGACGCTTGCATTAGCTATGGCAACAGTTGCTATTATAACAGCTATTGCAGCTTTAGCTATATAATGCCGATTTTTTTCTAGTAATTATTGTATATTAAAGCAATTTGTAGTAAGCAGTTTTACCTTTGATATATATGTATTACCAGCTCCCAAATGGGAAAACAATATGGCTTGACGTTAATGATATTCTTAATCTTACAGATAGGGATATTAGAGAACTCGTCGCCTGTAATGCTGGTGAACATTTATCCAATCCTTGGCATGGTGCTTCTATAAAAACGCAACAAGATGATGAGGAAGACTTTCAAGATGAGGAAGAACAAGAGAACTATTATAAAGAGTTCTTTCCTGATGAGTTTCCTGATATAGCAGATGATGCTATAGACTTTGACAATTTAGAAGACTAAAAACCAATTATTTATGAGTTATCGTGTTATAGTATCCTCTAATGAGGATGGCTCGGTTATTTCTTTGAGTAAGAATAACCCCGTATATGGATACATTCGTGTATCACAAAAGCGTTTAGTTATTAATAGGAAGGGCTGGGTAAATATGAGAGAATTATCCGCACTTGTCCAAGCTGATGTTGAAACACTAAAGCAATTAGATTGGAAAGCAGGTCAAGAACTTAATGGTCACATTGTGATTAAAGAAAGTGTTGAGCCTTTTTCCCCAGAGAATTCTGATAAAGACCTTAAGATAGCAGGTGACAGCGATGTTATTTGTAGCATTAATGGTCAACCAATTTATCGTAAATGTTTTTATGACCCTACTGCTAATGATACCGATGTATTAGTGCAACACGATAATTTGGAAGAAATTCGTAGTGCTATGGCGGTTGCTAAATTAGCAGAAGCAGACAACTTTACTTTGTAAAGGGGGTAAGTTTACCCTCTTTTTTGTATAAAAACCAACTCAAATAAATATGAATAACAAGTACACTTTTGCACAAAAGGTAGTTTACAAAGGTAAGATGCAGTCTTACCAGTTGTACGGTAATCCTGGCCGTAAACAGCAGGTGGTCTATGAAAAAGACGAGTTTAACGCACAACAGAATTTTCTGTATAAGCGTGTGTTGTTCGGATTAAGTGTATACTCCGAAGAAGAATTGACGAAAATGCATTGGGATAAGAAAAAGCGTATCCAAAAGGTGCATAGTCGTGCGCAAAACGTTTTAAATATTTGGAAACATCAGCTTACTAATCAATGGACTGCTGACCTATTGGGTCACCTGTTTTGGAATAGTAGCTTTGTTAAAGAATATAGTGAAAAATTTGTTAATGATATTGACCCTACGTATATTAGCAATCTAGAATTTAAATCTCTAGGCGTTAGTAAGAAGGAAGTAATTAACAAATTGATAGAGGAAAAGGTATTACCTTATAATTTTTATCAACTAAAATAAACGGCATGAGACTCAGTGATTTAGATAACCGTGAGATTCTATTTATCTACTTTAGCAATAGAAAATGGTTAGATACCTATGAGGATATATTTGAGTATAAGTCAACAGAGGATGTGTTAAACATTCTTGACTTTGGTCAAATCCGTATTACTCAACCTCTTACTGATGAGGATATCGTAAAAATACAGGAATCTGATCATTTCATACTTGCTACTAATATCAATAGGAAACTTGAGGATATAGTAGATATGATTGAAGAAGCGGATAAAGATCTATACGCTGATGTCAAAGGCTGCTTTGAAAAAGCCAAGATTTAATCTATGAAAACAACATTTATAATGAACGGGTCAACAAGACTTGTTCTCACTCCTGAGACGGAAGCCGAGGAGATTATGCTTAAGCAACTAACTAAACAAGATAATATTATAACACAAGTAGGAGAGGGTAGTCATATTTCCCTTACCTATGGTAGTAATTCTATTATCATTATGAAGTCTGATAATGTTGCAAGCCAAAGCGAAGAAGTGTGATGGGTGTGAAACCACCCAACCTATTTGGAAGAAAGAGGGTAAACAAAGGTTTTGTAAAGCCTGCTGGAGTAAACAATTTAAGGGTTTATCTAGTACTAAAAAACCAACGGCAAAGAAACCTTTGTCCCCTCGCTCTTCTAAACAAGAAAAGTTAGATGTACTTTACAGTACTCTGCGTGGTACCTATCTAAAAACTAATCCCATGTGTAAAGCTAAGTTGCCCGGTTGTCAGATTAATGCTACAGACGTGCATCATATGGTGGGAAGAATTGGTGAAAGGTTATTAGATAGTACCAATTTTCTTGCAGTATGTAGGACTTGTCACAACTGGATTGAAGTTAACCCTAAAGAAGCTAAGTTACTTGGCTTCAGTAAATCAAGAGAGGAATCATGATAATTAAATTTGAAAAAATACCTGATTTTGTTAATCTCAGATTAATAGAACCCACATGGCGTGGGGATAGTGGTGAACTTGTAGTTCATCATGAACTTACCAATGGTATACTTAAGATATGGGAAGAAGAAGTAAAGGATGGTGATATACTAACCTTTGAGATATCTCCTATACCTATTAACGGTGAGTCCTATATATTTACCAAAGAGGGTAGTCCTAAAAGCATTGGTGGTTGTATGTATACAAATCCTAAAATAGGATTGCATTATATATGCGAACTACTACTTATGTATGTAGGACCTGAATACCCCGAACATTTTTACATTAAGAAAAAATAAAATAAGTATGAAAAATTCTATAGAATTAGACGAAATAAGACAAGATAATAAGCCTTTTATTGCAGTTGAAGACAATGTTTTTTACGGCACAGCTGTAAAACAAGATTATACTAAGAACAACCAAGATGCGGTATATGTAGATAGCCAAAATGGTATCTACTGTTTAGCAGATGGTATGGGTGGTGAGACTTCACCATTGCTATCACCTGAAGAGATGTCTAAATTTATTGTATCTAAGTTAGCAGGTTTAGAACCTTACAAAACTAGATTGCATAAAGCAATTGAACTACTAAATGAAAACCCTGAGATAACTGCTGATAATCTTATATCATATAACTTAAGTTCATTTAGTGGTAGAAATGTTTATTTGATGAGAGAATTACATCGTGCTATTAAAGAAAAAGAATGTCTTTTGCATGTGTATAATCAAAGAGCTGGTGCAACTACACTAATTGCTAAAAGAGTTAGTGATAACACCTATAACATATCTAAATCAGGTGATACTGTATTCTTTGTCGTAGATTCTAATAAAAATGTTAAGCAAGTACATGGTATCTCTACAGATTTTATGACTACAGGTTATTTAGGTAGTGTTAATGACGGTGAGTTTTATTTAGATGAACCAGAGTTAGATGAGTTTACAGTTACTTTAGAAGAAGGTGATACTTTAGTTTTATCTACAGATTTCATTGAGACTGAAGAAGCAATTAAAGATTTCATTGATACCAACTTTGGTTTTGACATTGACTTTAGAAACTTCCAAAGTAAGCATAAAGCAGATGATTCAACGTTTATAACTATCAAGTATGTGTAATTTTAAAAAAGTAATTTTTAGTTTACTATTCTTACTTTTATCATTTTGCTTAATAGCTCAAAATAATAGCCACAGTGCACGTGCAATAAGGTTTAGTCATACTGAAGATGATGCTTTTAATTGGGCAGAGTCTGTTAGTGTAGATATACCTATTATCATAACAGATAATATTCTAAACATATACACTGAAACACCACAAACATTTCGTATTACTGGTGATCCCGTAGATGTTGACAAATTTAGCAAGCAATGGTCTGCTATAGATGGTAACGATGTAACCTGCAGTATAAAATTTGTGAGTATAAATGCAAAATTCTTCTGCTATATATATTATGCAGATGTAGCTTATTTTTATCGAATAGCAGAGTATGAATAGAGAAGAAATTCAAAAGCAAGCGTTAGATACGTTAATTGCTAATAAAAGATGTGGTATTGCTGTATCTATGGGAGTTGGTAAAACTCTCATAGGTCTACAGCATATTGCAACTAACTACTATGAAGAACTCAAAGTGTTAGTTGTAGCACCTAAGAAGTCTATATTTAAGTCCTGGGTTGAAGAGGCTGATAAGTTTAATATGTCTTATTTGAAAGAGCATATTAAGTTTACCACTTATTTATCTTTAGGGAAACAGGATTTAGATTATGATGTCGTGTACTTAGATGAGTGTCATAACCTGTTAGAATCACATGAACCTTGGCTATCTCAGTACAAGGGTACTATTGTAGGTCTTACTGGTACACCACCGCGTATTGCAAAGTCTGAGAAAGGACAAATGGTCGCCAAGTATTGTCCTATTAAATACCGTTACATCACTGATGAAGCAGTAGAAGATGGTATTCTAAATGACTATGAAATTATTATACATTTATTAGATTTAGATAAAAGCTTAACTTATAAGCAAAAAACTAAAAAAGGTTATTTTCCATCTTCAGAGTTAAAGAACTATAACTACTGGACTGAGAAACTAATGAATGCTAATGGTTTTAAAGAAGAACAAATACTTAGAGTAATGCGTATGAAATCTATGATGGGTTACCCCAGCAAAGAGCGCTATGCTTTAAAATTGTTCAATGCTATAACTGATAAGGTTATATTGTTTGCTAATACACAAGAGCAAGCAGATAAAATGTGTAAGTATAGTTATCATAGTGGTAATAAAGGTTCTGAAGTTAATCTCGAGTTGTTTAAGACTGGTGACATTGATAAGTTAAGTTGTGTATTGCAGCTTAATGAAGGTGTAAACATACCTAATCTTAAACAGGGTATCATTATGCATGCATATGGTAATGAACGCAAGTCTGCTCAAAGACTTGGTCGTATGTTGAGATTAAACCCTAATGAAAAAGCAGTGATTCACATATTGTGTTATGATAATACAGTGGATACTACATGGGTTCAGAATGCTTTAGAGCAATATGATGACACAAAAATTAAATGGATTAAAGCAAATGAACAGTAATTTACCCACTGGTGCAGAACAAGATGTTAATGCACCTTGGAATCAAGTAAGTGATTTATGTAAGAATTGCGACAGAGATATTATTAGAGGTATGGCTTATGAGTCAACACCTGATGAGTCCGATGTCGATGAACATTTTGAGGCAATGCTTGAAGAAGCAGATATATGCCGTGATTGTTTTAAAGAAGAACAAGCAGATGATGATGACTGGTGTAACTGGCGAGACTAAAACTGTTGAACTTGAAGATGTAAAGCTTGATCTGTCCTTTATGGAGGACAGCAAGCTCATCTTGTTCAATGATGACCACAATAGCTTTGATAAAGTTATTATGGCTCTTATTGTATACTGTCAAATCTCTAGTGCTAAGGCTGCAGAGATTACTATGAAAGTACACAATGACGGTAAAGCTGTAGCAAAGTATGGTCCTCGTAAAGACCTGGAAGTTATAGCTGGTATATTTGGTGAACTAGATTTAACCTGTGAAATAGAAGACCCATGAAACCAGGAGACTACTACATAGATGATTACTATGAGCCAGATACTATTGTAGTAAAGATTACTGATCAAGATACTGCTGATGGTTACACATGTAGAGTTGTTTATTCAAGTGATCCTGGCCGTATGAGAATAGGTGAAAAGGTATCACGTTATTCAGATGACGAGGACCTTATACCAGTAGCTATGATCACCATAGATAATAAAGTAATACTAATTAATTTATGAAAAGTAAAAGACTAACTGATGATGAAATGGTGAAAGATATAATCAACACCATGTTTATTATAGCTGGTCATGATGTATCCTATGAGGACATTAAAGACCGTAAGGACAAATGGTATGAGCAATGGACCATGACTCCTGAGCAGGAAGAAAAGTGGACGGAGTGGATGGTAACCTACTTACGTAAGCATAGAAGGCTCGCTGTTAAGTATGCTCAGAGATCTGCTTCTATGTATAACCTGATGTGGGGCCTTAAGGTCAACCGTCCTGAACTAGAACAAGAGAATGAGTAAGTATATCCTATGGGCTATAGCCTTTTTATTATTGCTAGATTGTGCAGGTACAATAGCAATGTATATGGTCTGGAAAGACAAGCCTCTTGAGAGAGAGGACTACCAAATGTTTAAAGCTGTTTATATACCAAGAGATACCGTATATGTAGATCCTATTACTATAGGTACAACTACTGATCCTACGGATGAGGAACTAAACTGAATGTGTTGTATATTTGTTAAACTAAAAAACCAATTATGAAATTGCACGGAAAAAGAATTCTCATTGAGAAGCCTATTAAACCTGAGTCTCAGGTATTGTTAACAGCAGAATCTGAAGCTGCTATGGAACAAGAGTGGATGAAGAGCTGGACTAAGCTTAAGGTACATGCTACCGGATCTGATTGTACTAATGTACAACCAGGAGATTTGGTATATGTAGGAAACGCGTTAGCTAACTCTGAGATTATTGACATTGATGGTAGCTTATACTTTCTTGTTAACGAGGCTGCGGTATGCATAACGTGGTAGATACATTAAAGGAACTAATAACGCAGATGGATAATCTACGTAATAATAAAACAGTTCCTTATCTTAACCCATACAAGGGTATAGATGATTGTGTTGATCTAGTTAACCGTAAAATACGTGAGCTTGAAAGAAAAAAGCCTAATCAAGAAAGTAACTAGAAAGCAATTAAAGATTACTGAATCTGGCCGAAGCACGGACTTCATTGCTCCTAGCTTTGGCCACGGTTGTCTTTATAACTGTAGTTACTGTTATATGAAACGCCACCGTCCTACGGGATTACAGGTGGCAGATAATGTAGATGATGTATTACATGCTATAACTGAACACTACTCTGACATAGTTTACTCGCCTTGGTATAAACAGAATAAGCCTAACCAAACTGATGATCATGATATAACGTATGATATAGGTAGCAATGAAGATCTTGCTTTACATGCTAAGTACTATGACATAGACCATATTTTTAAAACTGTATATGGTAGAACATATCTTAAATTCTCATTTGCTACTAAGTATGTAAACTATGATTTACCTAATGTTTTTCATGGTATTAGAATTAGATTTAGTCTTATGCCGCAGAAGTATGCGGATGTGCTAGAGCCCGAAACCAGTTCTATTATAGAAAGGATTCAGGCTATAGATAAGTTTATAGATAAGGGTTATGAGGTTCACATTAACTTTAGTCCTGTAATTGTAACAGATACTTGGTTAGATGATTACCGAGATTTGTTTATGCTTGTTGATGAGCATGTTACAAATAAGGATAAAGTAAAGTGTGAGGTTATATTCCTTACTCACAATGAGAAGAAGCATAACTACAATCTTGCTAATGATATACCCGGCGAGGACATGTTGTGGAGACCTGAGATTCAAGAAAATAAGATATCAGGTAACGGTGAATTAAATATTCGCTACCAACATAAACTTAAGTCTGAGTATATTTATCAATTCAAAGCATTGCATGGTATAATCTTACCGTGGAATACAATACGTTATATTTTTTAAGATGAAAACACAATATAAAAATCGTTATGGTGATATTATCACCTTTGAAAAAAAAGATAATGTTATAGAGATGAGTGGGTTTACTGAGCACTACCGTGTAGGTGGGTGGCCTGGTGAGACAGAGATGCCTAACTATAAATTCTCTATGATTGACCCTAGTGGTGGACCATACATTACTGCGCAAGCAGAGTGGCATGGTGAAGAGATGAGCGGTACAGATATGGGATCATTTCTATATGATTGGCAAGGGCTCAAGATAGAGTACATTACAGTAGAAGATGGGCTAGCTAAATTACATTTATGCAATTAACAGAAGAACATTTAGATAGAGTCAAGATTGCTAATCTTGTAGTGTGGCTACAGATGGCGGTATTTGCCGCAGATGAGACTGCTCATATTAAATGGTTTAATAGGCATAAAACTAAGAATGTTTTAAATAACTTTAATGATATCGTGATTAAAGAACATGGTCCATTACTGAAATCATTCTGGGATATACCTGACCAAATAGACATGGTAGAAATGTCTAATAGATTAAGTAAATTTGCAGCCCTTATAACCGATATGGACTATGAGGACATGCAAGAAAGTATTGAATTAATAGAAAAATATTTAAAAGAAAAAAGAAATGGTAACAGTAATTGATATTTGTGTATTAACAGGCGCTGGCCTAGTAGGCGGTATCTGTGTAGGATTGCTTATAAGAGATAAGCAAATTAAAAATCTTAAGGAAGAAGTAGAGTCTGGAGACAAATCATACATGAACTTAGCAGATAGTTATATGGAGTTGTTCAGCTCACATAGAAATCTTAAGTTAGCTAATGCTAAGAAGGAGGTTGCTAAGCGTGGACCGGGAAGACCTAAAGGAAGTACTAATAAATCTAAGAAAGATGGCAAACCAACTACCCGTAAGTATACGCGCAAAAGTAGTAAATAAGAACTTAGAGATAGATCCTTTGGGATCTGCTAAGCTAGGCTTATTTATTAAAGGATTGCAAGATGGTGAAAGAGTTATTATTACCTATGAAGTTCAAACTGAAGATGCTAGCTATGCTCAAATAAGCAAAGTACATAAGCACATTAGAGAACTTGCTAACTATACTGGAGATTCATTTGAGGATATGAAATTACAAGTTAAGTTACGTGCAGGACTTTGCACTGACACTAATTGTAAGTCATTTTCGGAATGTGATAAAGAAGAATTATCTATGGCTATTCAGGCGTCGATTGAGATTGGGGAGTTGGTGGGGTTTTCTCTATACTAATACGCTCTCCAGTTTCTAAATCTATTTCAATTTCTTCCATTAAACCTTGCTCTTCAGCAAGATCTTCTAGTAGAACTTGAAATGCCATGACGGTATATACATGGTAGGCAAGTGGGGTTTCCTGCTTGCCTTCCTTTAAATCCGCCATTATCTGTTTAAAATGTTCCTGGTCTTTGTACTCAAAGTGTTCAGCAAGCATTTTGTTGAATCTATAATAGAAAATACCCGGTATTTCAGCTTTGATAATTTTATTTTTATCAATGATCTTTACCTTTTGTGTTTTCTTCTCAGACATAGGATTTAATTTATACAAACTTATGACTCAAGAAATTAATATACAAGAAATTAGCCAAAAACTTTATGACAAGGTAAAGGACAAAGGATGGAATAAGCTTCGCACTTTTTTGTTATCATCTGATATGGATGATATCTTAGAAAAATTAGTGAAAGAAGTTGAGCAAAATAAACGCTTTACTCCCCCTGTTAAAAATTTATTTACCGCTTTAGAAAAATGCCCTATAGATAATGTTAGAGTAGTTATTATAGGACAAGATCCCTATCCACAATTAGGTGTTGCGGATGGTATTGCGTTTAGTTGCAGCAATACAGGTAAGATTGAGAAGTCATTACAGTATATGCATAGTTCAATTAAAGATACTGTTGATGCGGAATATGTAGGAAGTCCTGATTTGTCCCCTTGGGCAGAACAAGGCATACTTATGTTAAACTCAGCATTAACCACAACTATTGGCAAACCAGGTACACACCAAGAATTATGGCAGCCGTTTGTTGCTTACCTCCTAGATATACTAACACATCACAAGGATGGTTTAGTATATGTATTCTTAGGTAAAAAAGCACAAGAATTTGCTGATATGGTACCAGATAGTAATCATAAGATTATGGTATCTCATCCTGCTAGTGCTGCATATAGTGGAAGTAAGTGGGACTGCAATAACATGTGGAATAAAATAAACAACTACTTACATGAGAAAGGACGAGAACCCATATCCTGGTAGAATTAAGATTAAGATTGTACTTGACCCAAACTTTGGCGAGGTGCAATTTGAAATAGAAGAAACTAATATTAAGAACAAGTGTCTATTTGATGCATTATCCGAACATGGTATTGAGCTTGAAAGAGCTAAGTATATTGCACAAGATATGGCCAAGTGTACAAACACTGGTAAGTTTTATCATTTAGAACCAATAGATTATGTAAAATATGGCAGAGAAAGACGTTATGAAGCTGAGGAGCAATATCAGGCAAGATTTGGCCCAGCTAAACTATGATCTGAATTTAGTTATCTCTAAGTTCTTTAGTAGTATCCAACAAGATTTGAATAAGTATGATAAATACATAGGTGATTGCCATGCAATTATACCTGGCATAGATAACTTCAACGTTGTAGTCAACTTAGCTGAAGAACTTTATCCTGATGATAAACCTTTTACTGACAACATGAAAGTTCGTAAACAACAAGTTATTATCATAAGACAATGTTGTTACTTGATAGGTAATGAACTTGGTTTAAGTTATTCTCATATGGTAAGAGTTCTTAATGACATGCATAAAGAGAAAGTTACACATCATGCTACTATGTTGCATGGTGCTAAGAAAACTCGTATTGCATTAGAAATCAAAGACAAAAGTGTATTACCTATATGGAGTAACTTAATGTCTAAGATGCAAGAGAGAAATTATTCAAAATCATTTGTATCTTTAGAGTCTATAGACAAGTTATGAAAGAACTATTTGACTTCTTAATAACTAAGGGTTTGTCCCCTAATAGTTATTATTTATTGTGGTCCATTTACAACGGTACAGCACCTCAAAATATTAAAGTACCTCTAGAAATGAGAACTGTTGCTCAACAAGGGTATATTGATGAAGAGGGTAAATTAACTTCTAAAGGTTTAGAAATTGTAAGATTTAACTCTAAAGTTGTAAGTGCTTTACCAGATGATGCATCAGATAATATTGATAAGTATATTTCTATATTTCCTAAAGGTAAACTTCCTAGCGGTAAAGCTGCTAGAGTAAACAAAAAGAATATAGAAGATGCTTTCAAATGGTTCTTTAAAAATTATACGTATGATTGGGATACTATTCTACGTGCTACATTTTATTATGTAGAGACATATGAAAAGACTAATTATATGTATATGAAGAATTCACAGTACTTTATACGTAAGCAGAACACCGATAAATCTTGGGATTCTGAACTTGCAAACTACTGTGATATAATTATTAATGGAGATGATGAGCCAGAAACTCCTCATTTCAGCGATAACGTAGTATGATTATAAATCTTTTCACAAAAGAAAAGGCATTAGCTTTAATTGTTAGTATCTTTTTTTCAGTACTCAGTTGGTTTATAACCAACACGTTAATTATAGAAATAGCCCTGTGGCAGTATTTTCTTATAGAATTACTCTTGCTTTTTCTAAGTTATTTTTATAAATTCGTAGTAGAAAAATTACAGATACCTCGTGCCGAATAGGTACGGGGTTTTTTATCCTTAAACAATGACAACAAAGAAAAAAAATACAAGCTGGAATAGCCAGCGGGAAGGATTTCTTGACTCTTTGAAGTACATGAAGGGACGTCAACAAGGCCAAATCAAAAGCTTAAAGACACCCTGGGATAAGTTTAATGACGCAACAACAAGTGGTTTAGAGTGGAACTCAATGACGGTTATAGGCGGAAGACCGGCAAGTGGGAAAACTCTTATTAAAGATCAAATAGTACGTGAAGCTTTTGTTTTGAATAAAGGCGAAAACTTTAGAGTACTGGAATTTCAGTTTGAGATGATAGCACGTACTTCGGCTATCCGTGAATACTCCAGCGTACTTGGTAAACCTTATAAGTACTTATGCAGTGCTTCGGGGACACTTACCGATGATGATCTTCAAAAGTGTTATGATTACGCAAAAGAAAGAGTACAATACCCTATAGATATCGTAGAGGATCCTTGTACAGTTAATGAATTCAAAGAAATCATTAAGGACTACATGGAATACTATGCTGAATCTGATGAAGATGGGGGAAAGGTATTTACAAAAACAATTGTAACGCTAGACCATTCGCTCTTACTCAAAAAGGCACCTTTTGAGAAAGACAAATATGACACGTTGTATAATTTAGGTGAGGCGCTAACGGAACTTAAACGTAAGTATCCAATAGCATTTATTATCTTAAGTCAGCTTAATAGGAATATTGATAATCCTGAGCGTAGTGAAGACGGTAAGTATGGTAATTACATACTAGAGTCTGACCTATTTGGAGCTGACGCTTTATTGCAACATGCCGATACACTAGTAGGTATTAACAGACCTGGGAAACAAAAGATACGCTTATACGGTCCCGATAGATTTATTATTGAGGATGATAAGGTTCTTGTAATGCATTTTATCAAGTGCCGTAATGGCGATGCTAGAATGAGTTTCTTTAAGGCCGAGTTTGAGAAAATGAGGATTGTTGAAACCGAAACTCCACCGCAACAAGAAAGAAAACTAAAATTCTAAGTAACATGTCAATAAGTACAACACCAAAAGCAGACAATGTAAAGGATAAGCTCCAAGATCTTAGACAGTATCATCAGCCAAGCTTTGATGCTCTAGGTATTCCTGATGCACTTTACATCCCTAAGTTAATTTATCGCCCACAAGGTAAAGATGAAATGCATTTCAGCATGTTTGTCGGCGAGCTTCGCAAAGAACAAGATGTTTATACCGAAGCTGTAAGCCAAGCAAAAGATCCTGAAGATATTAATCGCACCTTGTATGTTTGGCGTTATAATCCACACTGGTTAGAAGAATATGATACCACCGAGCCTATGGCTAATGGTCAAGTAAGATATCTTATTCCAGCTGCTGAATTAGTTAAAGTTAACATCCCTGGTAAAGAAGACAAAAAAACTATTTCTACTAAAGGTAAATCTCCTGCAGCTCCATTAACTATGGACTTTGATGAGATTTTAGATCCTAATAGTGACGCACCATTTGACCAATTAACAATTCGCGATTTGGCCGCATTGCTATTAAAGAAGCCTGTAAGTAACAAGAAATGGTTGAATGATTTATTAAAATAACATGGAAATTAAATTGCCGTTAGAAAAAGTTAAGGCTGTATCTCAAAGCCCAAGTAACTTGATTGTATTTTCAAAGCCTAAGACTGGTAAAACAACTTTGTTTGCCAACTTAGAGAATTGCCTTATTCTAGATTTAGAAAATGGTGCCGATTATATTGACGCTATTAAGATTAAAGCAAGTTCAGTTGAAGAAATCAAGCATATTGGTAAAGCTATTAAAGATGCTGGTAACCCATATCAATACGTTGCTGTAGATACTATTACAGCACTAGAGGAGATGTGTGTTCCTTATGCCGAAGAACTTTATTCTAGAACACCTATGGGTAAAAACTGGTTTACATCAGGTAAGGCACAATATGGTACTATTCTTAGTTTACCTAATGGTGCTGGTTATCCATATCTTAGAGAAGCTTTTACAAAGGTTGTTGATTATATCAAGACCTGGGCTCCTAGAACAATATTGGTAGGACACGTAAAAGACACCCTTCTTGAGAAAAACGGTTCCGAGTTTAACTCTTTAGACTTGGATTTAACCGGTAAACTAAAGAGAATATCTTGTTCTAATTCTGATGCTATAGGTTATCTATACCGAAAAGGCAAAACTAATATCTTAAGTTTTAAAACTTCTGATGAAATTGCCTGCGGTGCAAGACCTGAGCACTTGAGAAATCAAGAGTTTGTAGTATCTGAATTAACAGATGAAAACGTAATTAACGTAGATTGGAGTAAAATTTATATCGATTAACCCTAAGTAAAATGATAAGTACAAAAGATGTAGTAAGTACAACTGGTGGATCCAGTGTACCTAAAGTAATTCAACCAGGTAATGAAACATGTACAGTGTTGAACATTAAGCTAGAACCAGCTCGCTTTAAAGAAGGTGGTTATGATATTATCCTTAACGTTGAAGGTCCAGCAATGGGCGATGACTTTGAAGGCTTTTGGATTAACAAAGACAACCAATCTTTGGGACGCCATTTAGGTCAAGTAGGTCGCATTCGTGCAAGTGAGTATCCTTATGCTGATGGTACTACTAAAAGTGGTATTGAGGTAAGTCGTGATAAAGAGCTTCTACGTTTCTTGCAATCTTTTTGTAAGGAAACTAAATCTCTTGAATGGTTTGTGCAGCAAGATAACAAGCATGAAACGATTGAATCTTTATTTGAGGCTTTCAACAATGATAAGCCATTCGCAGGTAAAGAAATTCGCATGTGTGTTGCGGGTAAAGAGTATGTGAATAAAGAAGGTTATACTAACTATGATTTATTCTTACCTAAGTATTCTCGTGGTCAAGTACCATTTGAGTCTGCTAGTATTGAAGAAAATTCTAGTAAAATTGTAACTTTTGATGAGCAAATCCACGTTAAGAAACGTAAAGTTGAAAGCGTAAGCTCATTTGGTGATGATCAGCCTGCAGCTCCAAAAGCTACAGGTGATTTTGAACTATAATTTTTAATTGAATATGGAGGGGAGTGTAATGCTCCCCTTTTTATTCTTAATACATTTAACATGATTAGTACAAAATTACAAGCTACAACTGCTAATAGCATTCCATCTTATTGGGTGTTTGAACATTTTTGCAAATTAGATACTAAACTTGTTGGTCAAAATATAAAGATTAAATCTCCTTTTAATCCAGCGGAGACTAATCCTAGCTTTTGTATATATGTAAAAGGCAATAAATATTGCTTCAAAGATTTCTCTACAGATAATGGGGGTAATCATATTGAGTTTGTAAAACTTGTTTATAATTGCGATGCTATGCAGGCTGCAACAATTATGCTTGAGGAGTACAACAAAACTATTGGATTAGATGATGAAAGGTTTATTGAACCTGAGGGTCGCTATGAAGTAACTAGCTATCAAGAAAGAAAGTGGACTAACCTAGACGCAGAATATTGGACGCAATTTAAGATTGATTCTAATACTCTTAACCATTATGATGTAAGACCTATTGAGTCTTATGTTATGGAGAAAGAGAATGCTCCAGATGTTACTATGAAAAGTGCATATTTCTATGGTTACTTTAGAAGTAGCGGCGAGTTGTATAAAATTTATCAGCCAAAAAATAAAGAGAACAAGTTTATAAAGGTTAATGGTTATATCCAGGGTACTGATCAATTAAAATTTGATAAACCTAATCTTATAATCTGCAGCTCTCTTAAAGATATTATGGCATTAAGCAAGTTTGGCTATAACGCTGAATTTGTAGCGCCGGATAGCGAAAATACAATGATTCCTAGCGGGTCAATTGCAATGTATAAAGATCGTTATAAGGCAATATGTACTCTATTTGATTATGATGAAGCGGGTATAAGATCTGCAGATAAGTATAAAAAACTATATGGGATAAACAAAGTTATTCTACCTATGTCTAAAGACTTATCCGATTCTGTACGTGATTTTGGTATTCAAAAGGTACATGAAGAATTATTTCCTTTATTAAAAGAAGCATTAAAGAAATAAAATTATGGGAGAAGAGAATTTAAAATTAGCACATAGAATTTTACAGAATTCAACATATGGAATTATGCATGATTCGTTACCTGAAACTATACCTGCATATTATAATAATGATTACGAGAAGTTACTTGATCAGATTAGTCCGCTTTGTTTACCAGATCAAGCAGATAAAGTAATAGTTAAAATGCTTGATATAATTAAAGGTTATGATGCTGATGATACTCACCGGCACGTAAATGATTTACTAATGCAAATAGCTAGAAAACATGTGGGTTTATAAATTAAAAGAATTCACCGAGGATATGATTCCTGATGGTGCTGTAGGATTTGTATACCAAATGGATGTTATCCTAGATGGTGAGCGCAAGTCCTACATTGGCAAGAAGAACTTCTTTGCAGATGTTAAGACTAAGCTTTCTAAGAAGGCATTGTCTACTGACAAACGTAAGAAGACTTACAAGCGTGTTAGAAAAATTGTATATCAAAATTACTATAGTAGTAATGAGAAACTTAAGGCAGCTCATAAGGCTGGAGTACAAATCAAAAGGACTATCCTAAAGATATGTTACTCTAAGACAGAGCTCTCTTATCAAGAAGTTAAATACCAATTTATGTGTGAGGTACTAGAGAAAGACTTCTGGTTAAACGCAAACATACTTGGTAGGTTTTATAAACAAAAGTAATATGGCAAGCTTAAAGACAGCAACCTTATTTGCAGCATTAAAAGATGCTGGTGTAACACATGTAGAAATTAGATATGATGGCGGAGGAGACTCTGGCCAGGTGGAAGATGTAGAATTTTATGGAGCCAATGGAGATAACACTGCTCTTAATGATATGTATGAGGGAGATCTACAAGACCTAGCTTATCATATACTTGAGGAGCATTATCAGTATGACTGGTATAATAATGATGGTGGTTATGGAACTATAGATATTGACTTTGAAGAAGAACCTCCTACTATAAATATTAATGGTTACGTAAGAAATCTTACTGATGCTTATGGTTCAGTTGATCTTACAGATATAAAGTGGCAAGAGTAATGGCGCATCCATATGATCATGCTCGCAGCTCTGCTAAGAAGTGGGGCGGTGAACCTGACGAGTACCTCCATATCCATAATTGGTTCGATGAAACTAAGGCGTGGTATGGTCACAGCATGCATAGATTATTCAGGCATCACAGTGAAGGTATCTTTGAATGTGAAAGGGTCTTCGGACCTTTTTTTGTTAACTCTAAGGGTAAAAAAGTTATGACTCGCTATGTAGGTGAGCAACATGTAAAAGAAGATTGCAATGGTTATCTACCAAGTGCAAAGGAGTGGATTACTAATATGAATAACCCTCCGGTATGGATGTTAAAAACATTAAAAATAGAAGACTAATGGGAGAAGTATTTAAACTTGATGAGACAACATATAAGAACTTGTTGTCAATGGCTAAGTCTGTAGATAGAGAGAATCACATTGTGGTTAAGAATCTTATTGACTCCTCAGATATTGAGGCTAACTTACCCTTTGTACTTATGTTATATAAGGAAGCTGGGTATAAGAATATAAATCTTGAACAAGATACCATAGAAAAGATAAAGAGCTTTACTGGTATTACTTACGGTAATGCATTAACATGGAATCATATGTATGAGATTCTTCACAAGAATGTGAATGTTGATCCTATAGCTATGGCGTTCTTTATTAACAGATTTGCAGAAGAGTTAGGGAAGCAATTAGAAACTGCTGGTTTCACTTTCATGGAGAAGTATCAACTAACATTAATAGCTAAAGGTAAATGACAAAACAAGATAGTCTAGCTAAGGCTAGCAAAGAACTAATGTTAAAAGAGCCCTTCTATGGGCTCTTTCTCATTGGACTAAATAAACTATGGAGCAATCGTGTTCCTACTGCAGGTGTATGCAAGCATAATATAAACTTCCAGTTAATGATTAACGAGGAGTTTTGGGAAAGCTTGAGTCCTGAACATCACATAGGTCTACTAAAGCATGAGTTATTGCATATTGCATTCTTTCATCTTACTATACACAATGATTTCCCAGATAAGAATCTGGCTAACATTGCTATGGACTTGGAGATTAATCAGTATATAGATGCACAGTATCTTCCTGACGGTGGTTGTACTATTGACAATGAGATGTTTGCACCTATGAATCTTCCTGCTAAGGCTGGCTGTAGAGAGTATTATAAACTACTGCAACAGCAGCTAGATAATGGAGATGGTACTAGCAAGTTTGAGCAGATGATGAAAGCTATGGCAGAAGGTCAACCTACTTATGGTAATGGTCAACCTATTCCTGATCATAGCACATGGGATGATTTCAAAGACTTAAGTGAAGCTGAACAAAAACTTATACAAAAGCAAGTTGAGCATCAACTTAAGGAGATTGCAGAACAAATAGAAAAGTCTAGAGGTCATGTACCTGGAGAACTCAAGGGTTTACTAGACAAGCTTAACAGTAGTGAGCCAGCTAAGTTTGACTGGAAGTCTTATCTTAGAAGGTTTACTGGAGGTAGTCAGAAAGTATTTACTAAGAAGTTGAGACGTAAGTTTAATAAAAGATTTGAGGATAACCCAGGTCTTAAGATTAAACACCGTAAGCACATCTTAGTTGCTGTAGATACTAGCGGTTCCGTTAGTGATAAGGAAGTACAAGAGTTCTTCCATGAGATTGATCATATCAATAAGACAGGTGCAGAGATAACTATTGTACAATGTGATTCAAGAATTCAACATATTGGCAAGTACAAGGCCGGAGATAAGATTGAAATTCATGGACGCGGAGGTACTGAGTTTGACCCTGTATTAGAATTGTATAATAATAACCAAGATAAATATACTTGTCTAGTATATCTAACAGATGGTGAATGTAGTTGTAGTGTAAAGCCTGTTGGCAAATTATTGTGGGTAATTTCTACCCGTGGAAGTATAAATAAAGACCTACCTGGTCCGCAAATTAAATTAAACTAAGCATTATGAGCGCAAATCAAGTTAACTTAAACACAGACGAGTTGAAGACCTTTATTGGTCACATTGTAAAGAATAATCAACATATTCAAGCTGACGGGAAGATTCCTGTAGCAGTGAATATTGAAGGTGAGGCCGGTATCGGTAAGACAACCACTATTTTGCAGATTGGTAAAGAACTAGGACTAGATGTAGTTAAGTTGAACCTTGCACAGATCGAGGAGTTAGGTGACCTTACAGGTTTTCCTATTAAGGAGTTTGAAGTAGTTAAGACTACAGATGATGGAAAGAAGGTAGCCAAGTGGGTGCCTGAGAACATCATGCCTATGTATATTCAGAATAAATATGTTCCTAGTGGAGAAAAGCGTATGGGTTATGCTACTCCAGAATGGATTCAAGGTAAGGAGCAAGGTGGTATCTTAATCTTAGATGACTATAGCCGTGCTGACCAAAGATTTACCCAAGCGGCGATGGAATTAATTGACCGTCAAAAGTATATCTCATGGGAGTTACCAAAGAACTGGCATATTGTATTGACTAGTAACCCAGACAATGGTGACTATCAAGTAACATCTATGGATGCTGCACAAAAGACTCGCTTTATTACAGCTTACTTAAAGTTTGATGTAGATTGCTGGGCTCGTTGGGCAGAGCAAAATAGTATTGACTCTCGTTGTATTAACTTTTTGTTGATGCATCCTGAGTTGGTTACACAGACAACTAATGCTCGTAGTATTACTACTTTCTTTAACAGTATCTCTAGCATAGAGAACTTTGAGCAGGACTTACCGCTTATCCAAATGATTGGTGAGGGTAGTGTAGGAAGCGAGTTCGCTACTCTATTTACTACATTCATTAATAACAAGTTGGACAAGTTGATTACTCCTAAAGATATGTTGACTAACAACAGCTGGGAGTATGTTAAGGGTCAGATGAATAACTGTGTTGGTAAGGATGATGCATACCGTGCAGACATCGCTAGTATTCTAGCATTGCGCTTCACTAACTATGCGGTTCACTATAGCACAGATAACACTGTAGATCAAAAGATCATTGACCGTGTTACCAACTTCATCACTGATAAGGACATCTTCACTAATGACTTGAAGTATGCTATTATCAAGGGTATCCTTAATGGAAGTAAGAAGTTCACCAAGTTAATGTTAAACGCTAATATCGCTGCTATTGCAGTTAAGTAATGAAAATGGATTTGAATCTCGGTAATGTTACAGACACCATGCTGAAGCAGTTACCATTTATTAAAGAAAAGGTAAGATATGCCAGTGTAGATAAGAAGCATAAGGCTCTTCCACACACATGGCTATATACTGTAGATGATGATTCAGTAGAAAAGATTAATGCACTCCTCAAGGGGGGTGCATTAGTTTCTCTTCCCGCTAAATCTAAAGGGTACGTGATACCCGGTTGTAAATATAGTGTTACTCAGTTGAGAGACATTGCTCGTATAAATAACTGGACCATTACTAATGACGCATCTAAAGCAGATTTCTTTATCGGTCACAGTAATAATGTGAGTAGAGGTAATGCGGATCAGCAAGTTCCTAATGCTCTCATAGCTAGCGCCTGTCCTATTATGAAGTATGATATGCCTGATTTTTTTAGTAGGGACAAAGTAAAACTAAAAGGTGGTGTCTTTAATACTATAACGGATACTGAGAGCTGGATGGCATTTTCTAAATCATACTACCGCTATTATGATTCTTGGTCACCCCTACATAATAATGAATGGACATATAACTTCTTACATCCAAGAACTGTAGAGATGTTATACCGCATTCTATCTATGAAGACACCTGTTATAGATGAGGACTTGATCTTCAATTCTATAGAGCGTATTACCATAGATGATTCTATATACAGAACTTTGACTACAATGTTCAACTCTGATATGGAGAACCGTGCAGTAGCTGCAGAAATGGTGTTCAATTGTAACTATGATGCCTCTATGTATTACATCTATAAGCTTCTTAAGGAAGATTATTATCAGGTGACTAATGCTATGAGTAATGCTAATATTAAAATCATGCATGATAAGTTAGACTTTAACGGTCTTAGATATACTAGTTATCCTGCAGCTATAAAACTATTCCTAAAGAAAGGTTGGTTAACTGAGGAAATCTATGATAATCTTATTATGGATACCATTGAAGAGAATATTAAAGACAATCTCTCTGATGAGGCAAGAAAGTTTGTAAAACTTACACCTTCCTGGGCCAAGACTTACCAAGAGTTTATGGAGGAAAATAAACCTAAAGAGGAGCCTAAAACTGAAGCTCCATTACCATTTTAATTATGATACAAGAACAACTAACACTTACTGTAAGTAATAATGAGCTAGTACTTATACCTAGCCGTGTACTAGTAGATGATAAGAAAAAATATCTACATTACCGCTGGAGTGAAAATGAATATATAAAAGTATTCAAGCAGGCAACTGCTGATAAGAAACTAGATCTTACTAATGTAAAAACAATTTACTTCGCACCTAAGTGCAGTATTCCTAGAGATAAGGCTAAGCCTTTCTTGGAGGAGAAGAAGATCAAAACTGTTAGAGATAGGGATGCTGCAGATATTATTATTGCAGGTGTAGATTCTATAGAGGCAGGTCTAGACACAAAGCACCTGTATTATGTAAAAACTTCTGATATAATACCATTTGCTAATGGTTTTAAAATTGGAGGTAATGTACATAATATTACAGAGCAGCTAGCTACTTACCCAGGCAAGCATGTTATTGTAGATAGAAATGTTGTAGCCGCATTTTATATGAGTAATCATGTTAGTCCGCTTAAAAGTCTTTATGGTACGGCATTACAGGGTAAATCATTTAGAAGCGGAGACTACTATGGTGAGTATATAACAACCGTAATAGATGACTTCTTACTTGATAGTTCAAACCTTAGTAATGTTTATTCACAAGAAGTATTTAATAATCTTATTGGTGACACAGTTATTGATAGAGATGCCTTTGAATCTTTGAGAACTATGCTCAATAGTATGGATAAGGATAATCACTTAGTTGCAATGACCATTATGGCCGGATGTAACTATGAGAAAAGCTTTGTGTACTTGGCATTGCTGCTTGAGGAATTTGGTAGAAACGCTATCTATAACCACAAGTATAGAAACACTGTGGGCTTTAAGTCTTTGACTAACTGGCTTGGTTATAATAAGTACCGTTGGGATAAAGATGCTATCCTAGATGTATCTATAGAGAAAGGGTTACTAACTCATGAGCTATTAGATACTGTTAAGGCTAGTGTATTAAATGAGGCTAGAACTTTTAGTAGCAACTTTGAAGTTGTAGATGTTAGATTAACAGCTGATGTGCAAGCTAAGGTAGATAAACTTTTAAATAAACAAAATGATAGACTTCCAAGCGGAGGAGAACTTCTACAAGAAGAAGTTTTACTTTAGTTATTCCGGGTTCAACAAGTTGTTGTTTGCCCCAAGTGCATTTTATAAACACTATATCCTGAACCAAAGAGAGGACAAGATGGAGCAGCACCTGATTGAAGGTAGCTTGCTTCACTGTCTTCTCCTAGAGGAGGATAAGTTTCATGAGAAGTATGTGGTGTCCCCGGTAAATTTGCCGGGTGACAGCATTAAGAATGTTGTTGACAAGGTATTCACAAGAGCCTGGGCTAATAACAATCTTGACTTATCTTTGGAGCAGAATGAGTTTGAAATCCTTGAAATATTAAAGGATATAAACTTGTATCAGAGTCTCAAAACTGATGCACAAAGAGTTGAGAAAGTAATAACTGACGCAAGTATAAGTTACTATAACTTCTTAACTACAAAGGGTGACAAGGCTGTTATAGACGAGGAAACCCTGAACAAAGTAAAAGGTTATGCTGAGATCGTAAGATCTAATGAGAAGATTACAAACTTACTCAACATAGGGAGCCCCTTTAGTATGAGTGAGGTGCCGTTTGTAATGGACACACAGTATGCCTTTGGTCTTAGAGGTTTTGTAGATAATGTTAACATTGATCATGGTGCCAAAGTGATTTATATTAATGATCTCAAGACTAGCGGAAAACTGTTACAAGATTTCCCTGAAACCATAGAGTATTATAAGTACTGGTTGCAAGCTGCAGTGTACTGTAAATTAGTAAGAGCTAACTATGGCTTAAGTGATTACAAGATTAAGTTTCATTTCATAGTGGTTGACAAGCTCACCCAGTGTTATGCATTTGAAGTTAGTCAAGTAACTCTTGATAGCTGGATGGATAGGCTTGATGAAGTAATGAAAATTGCAGACTATCATTACACAAATAGAAAATTTGACTTACCTTATGAATATGAAGTAGGTAATGTAATCTTGTAAAACAATCATCTCAATGATTAATAAATTGTATACTGATCATTTCCAAAAGTCACGTGCATTTTTGTACCCACTTTTAGGAATAAGAAGAGGTGCTATTATAACTCCTATGGAGACTTATGTCGCATGGGAGGATGAGTTTCTTGCAGAAGATAGGAAACTTATATTAACATATCACCTAAGGGAAGATAAGGAGTTCTCAGATTTTGAGAAAGCCAAATTACTTGATAACAGTTTATTGTGTGACTTTAGAGAAACAAACCATAAAGTTGGTGTATATATCTTCGACTATGAAGGTTTTGCCAATGATTGGGATTGTTTCCTTAAAGGTCATTACTCTAAGATGTCTGCTGCTGTTAAACGCAGAATACTAGACTTCTTTAAAAACAATCACAGTAATTATAAATACTTAGAAAGTTATCTATACCCTGAAAAGTATTTTAAAACTTATGCAGAACTACTTGATGTACCTATTGAAGTACTACAGGAAGTTGGTGAGCTTGCTAGTCCACCAGATATTGCTAAAGAAACTTTACGCCTAAAGGCTGAAGAACTAATTAATTTTAATATTTTTGAAAAAAAGTAATTTATGAATAATATGATGTTGATCTCTTCTGGTACTAAAGAAGGAGATAAAACTTTTAAAATGATCCCACTAACTGAGGAATGTGCTTATGTAGAGGGTATTTTCTATCCTGGAAATAATATCTTAGCGCTTATTGGTGTAAACAAAAAAGATATATTCCATATGATGCCTAAGTTAGATCCTAATGGTGATCCTGAATTCCGTAAGACTCCGTCTAAAGATGGTGTACCAGTTAAACAAGAGCGCCGTACTATTGAAACTTATCAAGAGTATTATTTAGAAGACCGTGCTGATATTGACGCATTCATTAAGTATTTTGCTATTAACGCAGATACTTTTAACTATGGTCAATACTTCAAAGAAGAACCTGCAGCATAAATGAGAGGGGGAGAAATCCCCCTTTCTTAACTTTATATGGGGGGACAGCTTAACTGAACAAATGTATATGAGACACTGGGTCATGGATTATGAAACCTTAACGAATTGTTTTGTTGCGGTATTCATACACTATAAAGAAGAAGAGCAAAGAGTATTTACAATACATAAATCTAAGAATGATTTTTATGCTCTGTGGAATTTCCTACATACATGTAAAGAAGATAATGAATGGCATGTATCATTTAATGGTTTAGCATTTGACTCCCAAATCACTGAGTATATCCTTAAGCAAGGAGAACAACTTATTGATTTACCTGGGGAAGAAATAGCTAAGGCTATCTATAGGAAAGCCCAAAATGTAATTGAACGTAGTAATAATAATGAGTTCTCGGAGTATCCTGAGTGGAAGTTATCTATTCCACAAATTGATTTATATAAACTAAATCATTGGGATAATGCAGCTAAAAGATCTAGTCTTAAATGGATTGAGTATTCAATGGATTGGCATAACGTACAAGAGATGCCTATACATCATACTACAGTTATTGAAACACAAGATCAAATAGATAACATTATATCTTATTGTATTAATGACGTATTAGCAACTAAGAAGATATTACACATATCTAAATCTCAGATTGGTTTACGGAAAAGTCTTACTGAAGAGTATGGTGTTAATTTATATAGCGCATCTGAACCTAGAATTTCTAAAGAGTTATTTGCTTTATTTTTATGTGAGGCGCTTGGCATGAAAAAGGCCGAGCTTAAATCACTAAGAACAAGAAGAGGAATAATTGCTGTTAAAGATATCATATTAGATTATGTTAAGTTTGACCGTAAAGAATTCCAAAATCTTCTTGAGAAGTTTAATAGTCTTAATATTGATGCGAGCAATACCAAAGGTGCCTTCAAGTATACAATGACCCATAAGGGTGTAAAGACAGATTTTGGTTTTGGTGGTGTTCACGGTGCTACAAAAGCAGGTGTTTATAAAAGCCAAGATGGTATGATAATAATGACGTCTGACGTTACTAGTTTCTACCCTAATCTTGCTATCCGCAATAAGTGGGCGCCGGCACATTTACCAAAGAAGATTTTTTGTGATCAATATGAGTGGTTCTTTGAAGAAAGAAAAAAGATACCCAAGAAAGATCCAAAGAATTATGTGTATAAGATTATTCTTAACAGTACTTATGGTTTAAGTAATGATGAGAATAGCTTTCTATATGACCCCGAGTTTACCATGCGTATTACTATGAACGGACAACTGAGTTTGATGATGTTATATGAAATGTTATCATCGGGTATTCCAGGTAGTATTCCGTTAATGCAAAACACAGATGGTCTAGAAATGATGATTCCTGAAACATATAAGGAAAAGTATCTTGAAATTTGTGCAGAGTGGGAGAAGATAACACAACTTCAACTCGAGCATGATCAATATGATAAGATGATTATCGGGGATGTAAATAATTATATTGCTGTACTAAGTGAGAAAGAATTAGATAAGAGTAAATGGGATGAACTTAAAAGTGATAAACCACACTATGTATTTAAAGAGCGAGACGGTAAGTATTATTATCAAGCAACAAAATGTAAAGGTAGGTTTGAGTTTACAGACCTAGCGTTACATAAAAATAAAAGCTTCCTAGTAATACCAAAAGGTATATATAATTATTTTGTCCACGACATTGTTCCTGAGCAGTACATAAAGACCAATAAAAACATATTTGATTTCTGCGGCGGCGCAAAGATTAAAGGTGATTGGTATTTTATGGAAACATGTTTTAGAAATAATCAACGCTATGATACCGTACTACAACACATTGTAAGGTATTATGTCTCTAATAGAGGCTGTAAAATAATTAAGTACAATAAAACAGATAAACGCGAGATCCAGTTAGAAGCTGGCAAGTGGATGCAAACTGTCTTTAATGTATATGAAGAAAAACCTTGGGCTCAATATGGTATTAATGAAGACTACTATCTTCAAAATATATACAAGGAAATTGAGCACATAACAAAAGCAAAGCAGAAATCACAATTAAGTTTATTTTAAAATGAGTAAAAGAATTCCTACTGGTATTACCAGAGAGTACTTAGAAAGTGTAGCCCTACCTAACCACGGTGGGCGCTATACTCCTATTAGCCACAAGTCTATTATAGATAAAGTTCATGAAGAACTTGTTACTCGTGGTTTTAATGTAGAAGCAGAATTATACCGTGCAAGTATTGGCGGTAATGTTGCAAATGGTATGTATATCCTAGACCAGGGTACAGATCCAGATATGAAGATGATGTTTGTGTGGGGTAACTCTTACGACAAGTCTATGAGATTTAAGTGTGGTATCGGTGTATATATACCAAAAACTGGTAACTATATCTTCGCCGGTGACATTTCTAGTTATGCTAGAAAGCACACAGGTAAAGCTGATGAGGAAGCTATTGCTATGATTCAAACACAATTGAACATGGCTAATGCTCACTATGCTGACTTAGTAGCATCAAGAGATATACTTATTGGTCAAAATGCTAGCTTACGTACTTATTCAGAATTGGTGGGACGTATGTTTATTGAAAAGCAATGTCTTAATAAGGAGCAGGCCTCTGCAGTACGTGACCGTCTTATTGGAGAAGTTGCACTATTGGACAACATATCACATGATAATGCATGGAATTTCTACAACTCTGTAGCTACTGCATTACGCATGTCACATCCTAAGAATTGGTTTGAAGACCAGGTAGAATGTCACAAACTTATTAACAATTACTTTACGTTAACTACTTTAACTAAGGAAGATTTATTTACGGAACTTGTACAAGAACCTGTACAGGAAGAAGTACAAGAACCTACTAACCAACTTAATATATTTGATGTTATTGAGGAAGTGGAAGAGGCACCTAAATTAACTTCTCCTACAGATGTCATAGAAGATGATTTAAGCTTACTTGTTCAAGAAGAAATTCAAGAAGAAGTGGTAGAACATAAAGAGGAATTCTTTAACTTTGGTGTTGAAGAATTACCGACATTTGAATTACCTGACTTATGACAAGAGAAGATTTTAGCAGAAGAGTAGAGAAGCGGATTGACCTAATCCGCCAGACTCTACTTACTAAGCATAAAGAGTACGCTAAAGATGATAATGTATTCAGAAACTTTGATGAAGCTGCGGGGGGATTATCCCTCCACAGCACATCAGCTGAAGTTCTTTGGAGCTATATGACTAAGCACTTAGTTTCTATAAAAGATATAGTGTCTGATAATGTACCTGTTACAAATGAAGTAGTATCTGAAAAGATTGGAGATGTGATTAACTATCTTATCTTACTAGAGGCTATGTTAAATGAAAAGGGTGAAAGACACTGTAAACTTAAAGAAGCATATGAAAAATATAAGCTTTATAATAAAGCATCTGTAGATAGATTATCAATGTGGACTAGTGACTACACTAAGAACACGGACATGCTAGGTCTTGTTAAGATGACTTCTAATGATATAGATAAGATAAAGTATAATACTAACGGAGATAAAGGATATTAATGAAGAAGTTTATAGATATGGTAGCGGAGTTCCATACCGCGTTTAACATGCCTGACCCACAAGATTACAAACAACTAACACAAGAAGAATATGAGTTACGTCACAGGCTCTTGGAAGAAGAGAATAACGAGTACCTTGAAGCTTGTGGTGATGATGACTTGGTGGGTATTGCGGATGCTCTTGGTGACCAGCTTTATATCATTTACGGGACTATTCTTAAGCATGGCTTACAAGACCGGATTGAAGAAGTCTTCACGGAGATCCACAGATCCAACATGAGTAAGCTGGATGAAAATGGAAAACCCATCCTCAGAGAAGATGGGAAGATCCTTAAAGGCAAGAATTATTTCAAGCCTGATATCAGTAGGGTGCTAGGGGTTTAACCCTGACCTCTGTAAGCTTTCTTATAGTTCTTACTAGACTTTAGTCTACTAGTTTTAGTTTTTGCTATTACCCCAGGGCGGCTAACTTTAGTTGCTCTTGGAGCATAGCTGTTCTTTGCGTTTACTACTTTTGCCATAATTAAAATTCTTTTTTTGTTGCTGCTTCAGCCTCATCAGAGTTTAAAAGATTTGTAATTTTATCTCTAAGTTTAAACATTTTAGTATCATTACTTTTCATAATAGCCTCAAAGATAGATCTAAATGCTTCCTCATCTTTAGCTGATATTTTAGTAGTGATTGTAGCTACCGTAAAAGAAATCTCTTTAGCTTCTCTTAGTCTAGCAATAAATGCTGCTGTTGTATTTAAGTCAGCTACTAATGTCTGAACTGTTTTAAGTGTTTCTAAATCTAATGCCATTATTTTTTACCTTTAAGTAGTTTTGCTTTTTCCATTTTATCTACTTGGTCAAGAGCTGTGATTGGTCCACCTTTTTTGTTTTGGCTTAATTTATCTATTTTACTAGTAACTCTATTTAAACGATTTTCGTTTCTAGTATATTTTTTATTAAGCTTATCTCCATATCGCTGTGCAAATGGAGGAAGGACACCCTCGTCTGGCATATTACTTTTAATATCCGCCATGCGATCTGAGATTTTACTAGCCCTATTGGTAAGTCTATTTATTCTACCACCGTTTTGTTTTTTCATTATTTTAAGTTTTAAGATCCGCAGTATAAACAACCGTCATCAGCATCTTCGCTGTCTCCGGCTAATATTTTTTTGCATTCAGCCTCTATTTGCTCATCTGACCACTGTGGATGAAATGCTTTTACTTGAGCTCTAAGAAATTGGTAATCGTTATTCATTAACGTTTTATCTTTGCAATTCTCTTTACCATTTTAGGACGACTTCCTTCTAGCTTAGCTTCTTTAGCTGCAGCATTTATAGCCATAGCACCTTTAACCATAGCGTTTTTCGCACCAGTAGCTACTGTACCTTTAGATTGATACTTTGCACCACCTTTTTTCATAATACCTGCTACTTTAGTAGTACCGCCTTTTTTGTAAGTGTTTACACCTGCTCCGCCGCTGCGTGGAGTACGTCCCATCGGCATGTAATTGTTTGTTGCCATTATATATAGAATTTAGTTTGTTATAATAAGTATACTTAATAAAAATACGGAGATTCCGCCGAATATCCAATTGTTTCTTTTAGCCACACCAAGATTACCTTGCGATATATGTAGGGAATCCCTGGTTTCTACCAGGTTTGATTGTAAAACAAAGTTTCTATCAAGGCACTCTGTTGTTCTTTGGTTTGCTGCATCCATGTATCCAGCCATCTTTTTGATCTCAAACTCCTTATCAAGAATGCGGAGTTCTTGGGTCTTAATGATTTGGTCTTTACCTGCAATGCTTTTCTGCAGGTAGTCATAGTCCACAATAGATTTAAGCAAGAGCTCCTCTTGTTTATCTGTGAAGAAGATACCTTTGTCACCATTATAGTTAATCCTTTGGGGAGTAAGTTGTCCATATACGGTCACGCTGTTCATCAGTTGCGTTAGGGATAATAGCAATAAGTATATCCCGATCACCTTTATCTTTGTCATCTTGTTTGTTTATAGTGTTTATACTGTTAACTCGTTGAATATCAACAATATCCAAACTGTCTTGGAGAATCTTTAGCTTTAAAGAATCTACTAAGATACTATCTCTTACATCATCGGCATAAGCTTGACGCTTAAGGTCTTCTATCTTAAGATCTTTTACCTTATTCTTATATTGCAATATTGCGATAAAGGCTACAATTGTTACTAAGGTTACTGCTACAGCTATATCACTATACAGTTTCTTCAGTTGGCGCTGTGTCATAAGTAATCTCAGGTTGTGGCTCAGGGGCCGGTTGTACTGGAGCTGGAATTGGTACCTCTTTTCTTTTATCAAAGATCTTCTCAATAACCGTTAAGCCTAGTCCTCCACCTGCTATTAGACATAGAGCGTCAAACATAAACTCCGGTGTGATGTGATCATCATTCCTGAAGGTGGCTACGTAAGCTAAGATAATGATATTTAATAATGTAAATGCAGAAAGAACTCTCTTACTTGAAAGAGAGGATCTGTTACTAAACATGTCATAGAAAAAGTTTTTCATTTTGTTATTCTTTTATTTTTTTTCTTTACTTCCTTCTTGGGTAGCATACTTGATTCCCATGATAGTTCCAACTATTGAAAAGGCGTTTGTTAATAAGACACTAAACATATTACTCCAAGTTGAACCAATTATTTGTGTGTCTTTGCTCATAACTATTGCCATCCAATATAGTATTGTTGTAATAACCCCAACTCCTACTATAACGGACAACGCAACTTTAACAATGACTTTTATTAACTCACTTTGACTTTTCTTCATTACTATATCCAAGTCATTCAAAGCTGCATCCTTTTCTATCTCTATTGAATTTTTAAGATCCTGTGATTTTTTTAACTCAATCTGCAAATCTTTTGAAAGAGCATCTACTGTATTTTTACTATTTACCATAGGTGTAATGTCAGTAGCAATCTTCATTATTTTAGTTATAGTACCGCTTTCATCTAAAATAGGATTGTATGTAGCTTGTAAGTAAATGGGAGCCCCGTCTATTTTTTTTCTTTCAAACTCTCCTTCAAAAAACTTACCCTCTCTTAGTGTGTCCCAGAACTTTTTATACTCCTCAGATTTTGAATAGTTATAGTCTACAAAAATGCTATGATGCTTACCAATTAGTTGAGCATGCTCATTTTCTTGAAAGCCCATTGCTTTTAAGAATATAGGATTCACCCCTAGGATGTATCCATTGAGATCAAAGTAGATAATAGCGTTACTTCTGTTAATTGCTTCTAATCTACTGAGCAGCTCTTCTTTTGATAAGTTTTTCACTAGAACTCTCTTAATAGGGTATAAGTAAATGCCTTCTTACCTGATGCTTTACAAGCTGCAATCAATGTAGCATATTGCTTAGGATCATTAAGTACTTGACATCCTGCTGACCACTTATCTATAATGCTAGATACAGCATTAGGATTAGCACGGTGAATGTTAATACCAAATAAACCTGTTTGTTCTGTAGAGGTCTCTTCAGCTACATCATCCTTGTCACCATCACGGTATACAGTTACAGGTTTACGTTGTACTAACGCTTCATACTTACCTTGGTGTAACCCTAAGTGGTAAGCATCTACATACTGTCCTGGTTTAAGTAATGCTGCTCCTTTAGGATTAAGCAAGTTCTTTAACCAGTGTGTACCAGGATTAGTGGTGCAACTAAATGGAGTCATGATAAGACCGTTTACAAGATACATAGTATCATCAAACTTGTTCTTCTCATTAGCCTTAGACCTTACTCCAATAAGATGAAGGGTTGGCCATTGGTAACCGAATCCAGCAAATTCTGTTTCTAATTCTTTGTATGTGTATTGTTTCATATATATAAGATAATGATAATTATTATTTAAACCAACTTATTGTTCTACTACTATGTTTTTACGTCTTGTTTCCATTGTTTTTTGTCTACCTGCAGGATCTATAAATTGACCACTTAATCCAAAGAATTGACCAAATGTTGAATACCATTTTGGATCACCAGCTTTTTCCCAAGGATATACACCAGAATCTTTTTGGTAAATACCAGATCTATTATCCGTAATATCTGCTGCAATATAACTAATTAAGTTTATTGTACGGTTAAAAGTAGGATTAAGCATTGCACCTGTTTTAAGATTAAATATACTACTAAGATTACTAAGTCCGTATCCAGGTGCTGCTAACCAGTCTTCTTGGTCATGACCTACACGAGTTGTAATATATAGAGCTTGTAATTTTAACCACTCTTGAGAATCAAATCTTGCAGTTTCTTTTTCAACATCTCCATATAAATCACTTTCAACTTCAGCACCTAAAATTGGCAATGGTCCACTTCTTCTATAAAGCTTTTTCCAAGTATCAGGAGTTGGTAATTCTTGTACACCACTTTCTTCTTTTTTACGCTCTTTAACTTTTCTTTTTAAATAGCTTTCGACATCTCCCGTTACAAGCAATCTTGCTTTAGCTTTAAGATCAGCTTTTCTCTTTTTCTTGGCTTGTTCTTCTAGTGCTTCTTCTTCATCATCATCTGGGTTATAATCAAGAAGTACAGACTTCATGTAGCCAATAGCCATTAACATACCTATCCACCTTACACTTTTCATCATGTATACACCTTCTTCTCTTGAAGGAGATACTAATCCTGAACCATATGTTCTTACAGCTTTAGTTAGATAGTTAGTTACAGCACTGAAGAATCCCATATGAATATCATCATTACCCCAATCGTATCTTCCACGACCTTCACCCAAAAATATATTACCTTTTGCACCATAGTGATTTATTAACATCCTTGTAAGGTGCTTTTGAATAAATGATACCACTCTATATAAAGCAAACTTCATTGCTTGTGGTTGGTTGAAATCTCCAAATGCTCCGTTTATGTTAGATATAACGGTTTGCATTCTACTTTTTACTTTTAAGAATTCTGGACCATTGATATCATATTTAGGGTCTATACCATCTTTTAATTTTATAAGACCATCTGGACCTTTCTCCCAAGCTCTTAAGTAATTTATATAGGTTGTTTTATTATTTACTGTAATTGGAACTTTTTGATAATGCATCAATGCACCCATAGTTTGCATTGTTGCTAACATCTCAAGCCACTTACGTGTATTAGTCATGAAGTTAAGTCTAACAATATCACCTGCAAGATTTCTAGCAAGACCATCATCTAGAGCTCTTTTTTGGTAATCCTCTCCAGGATCAAAAAGCTCAATAAGCTGACCTGTAACTGACTTAGGACCTGCTTTATAAATCTCTGCGGTTACAGTACTCATAGCAAAAAGACCCCAAGCTTTACCAGCTTGTAAGCTTGCTGGGTTTATATATTTAAATCCCCAACCTTCAATTTTTAACTCCATTAAGGCATCATAGTAGTTTACAAGGGCGCTACTTGGATCTAAAGCAAAGTATCCAAATGACGCTACTTTAGCCATTCCTCCAAATAAATTATTTATTGCTGTAGCACCGGCACCTGTTCCATACTTTTGACCTTCAAATTCTCTAGCGATAAGATAATCTAATGCTTCATATCTAGGAGTTTCTTTAAAAAAGCCAACTACTTTTTCTTTTTGGGTCTTTTTAGTTTGTTTCTCAGATGTAATAATTTCACCTAAGTTATCTAACTTATTCTTTTTATAAACTCTTTTTCCACTTTCAGCATCCTTAACATAGTAGAATTCTTTCATAGCTTTAGCCATTGGAGATAACTCAACAAGCTTCTGATGCTTTTCTAAAGATGCCATATAACGCATTGTACTTTTTACAAAGTTTCTCGATACGTTATTCATTTCAATATTAGACCTACCTTGAATAGGAATTTTTGAATTTTGTTTAGCAAAGAAGCTTAATGATTCTACTTCATAATCTTCTGTAAAGTTTGCATCACCTTCTTCAAATGATCCAGGTCTTGGTGTAAAGAATCTTATTGCATTTTCAAACCAGCGACTAAAAACTTTTGGTTTTTTTAAATTACGTTTACCAAATACACTCTTTTTTGCATTTCTTAATACATCTCCTACATCTTCTGCAATATCTGTGGTGTATCTAGGAAGCTCCAAATACATTTTAGTGCTACGGTCTTTGCCTTCTTGAATACCTATATAAAATTCTTTATACTTTTCAAGTGCGTCAAACATAGCCTTATTGGTGCGACGAAGTTCTGCATAACGACTATTTATAAAACGACCATCTGGCGCACCTTGCGTTAAACGTTTAGGTAACCAGTTACCTTTATTGTCTTTGTTAGGTGGAATAATATTACCATTTGCATCCTCTGTGTTAGGTAATATTTCTTCAGTTAAAAATTCTGGTTTAACATCAAACGTATAATACTCTAAATTAGGTACTGCAAATAATGTTTCTTTTACAAGATTTCCTGATGCATCTTTTTCTAAAGTTGCCGTAGGTATTTCAGTGCTTTCAAATAGTTTATTATCTGTAGGCTCGTTATAGTTCCAAACTTGTAGTCTTTGCCAAGAATCTGCCCAGCCGCCTTTACCATCATAAGTTTTTACTCGTATGTGATTTTTATCAAACCATATTGCAAACTGTGCATTTTGAGATTTTATCTCATCTACAACATCGTCTAATAAAAAGTACTTATCTGCATTTTCTTGATCTATATAGTTAATACCTAAATCGTCAATAACAAATTGGGTATCTACAAGAGTCAAATAGTTATTGTATATATCTAGGTAGTACGTATTTACTTTTTTCTCACTAAGACTTCTTAATGTTTTATAAGCTGTTGCTAATGCTTTGTTTTCATCTTTAGTTAAACCATTATAAGATTGTTTTTCAAATAGCTCAGCAGCACGGTCTTGTTCATCTTGAGATGGCATTTGACCTAGTCCAACATTAGCCATTGCAAAACGTTCAACATAATCAAGTAAGAAATCATTTTCTTCTTCAGTAAGATTATTAATCTTACCAGAGTTTTCTTTTGCGTATACAATAACCTCTTGGATATTTTTAATAAGAGCCATAGCTTCTTCTGTTATTTCAGAAGCTGCTACCATTTTACTCTCATCTCTACTAATAGAAGCAATGTCATTTATAATAGAATATAAATCACCAACTGATTCTATTTGATCAATTATATCTTGACTTACATTTCTTTGCGCAAGTTGTTCTTTAAGAACCTTAGCAGTTGCTTCTTTTATTTTTGGATCTTTTTTAGCTTCAATTTCTTTGATAGCTTGATAAAGACCGGCCTGTATTTCATAGTATTCTTTTTTTGCACTTACTCTTGTATTATTTCCAAGCCAAGCTTCACGCTCTCTTAAAAATTCTGGAGAATTTCTATCACCATTTATACTTGGTCTTAATAGTAACTGCTGTTCGTAGTCAGCCAATGCTTTTAAAAATACACCAGGACGTGGTTTAGATTCATAGAATCCTGAACTTAAGCTTCTATATTCACGTAATCTTTCAGCAATAAGTTTTTCATCTCCGGTCTTAAGGTTTCCAAATCTGTCTACTAAGCTATATAAAAATCTTTTTTCTTCTAGTGCAAGTTTACGTAGCTCAGTTTCATCTTTAATTTCAAAGCCTTGACGCTTCATGTCTTTCCACATTTGAAGCTTTTCATTAATATCATCAAGTCTTCTTTTAGCTTCTGCACCTATATCATCTCTTTCAAATAGTTCTTGTCTATCATAGAATTCAGGCTTATACTTATTATGAAAGTATAAACGTCGCATTCTATCATAGTCTTGTTTAACCTTATTATATGCTTTCTTATCGACATCATTTAAGCTTTGGTAATATGTAAAACGAGCTTTCTCAATATTAAATTGTTCCTGCGCATCCCACCATTCATACCCTACAAATTCATCTAAGAACTTTAATACTTTAAACTCATAAAGATTACCATTTGCATTTTTTTCAGCAATGCTATCCTCCATTAAGAAAGTATCTGCCATGCTAACCAAATTTCTTGCATTTATACCAGCTTTCTTAAGAGCCGGTACAACTTGTGATGCAAACATAACTTTATGCATATGGACTTTTGATTCCATTTCCATATAGTTGTTTCTTAGATACTTAGCAAAAGCTCCTACAACAGGATCTTGGTTAACCAAGTAACTTTCAAATAATGCATTTATTTGGCTGGCAAGTCCGTTGTTTACAAGATCGCCATCTACCATTTTCTTAAAAGAATCTTTGGTAAGCTTTATACTATTATAAGCAGCTTCTTCTATGGCTAATAATCTTGCATTAGCTAATGGAGAATTTTCTAAAAATGCTTTACGTTTTAGCCAACGCTCATCTATTTTTTTAGCTGTTGGCTCAACAAATTCCCAAAGAGTGTCTGTTAAGTTTTCACCATATATATATAATGCAGCTTTCTTACCTCTTTTTGAAGCTTTTTCAATTTCTGATACAAGCTTTTGAAGATCAGATTCTTCTGTAACACCAATGTTTTCCAAGTCATCGGTGATTTTATTAGCTAACTCTATAAAAGAATCTAGATAATCACTTAGATTTTTAACACGGTAAATACTAGTTTCAGACACACCAAGCTCTTTAATTTCTTCAATTCTACCAGCAATCTTTTTAGAAATCATATTTAATTGCTGAAGACTATTAACAAAGGCAATAGCAAGTTTTCTATTCTCTTCTACAAGATCTTTAATGTGTCTGGTTCTACTAGACTCATAAGTACTAAGGGTAGATGTAATATATGCAATGTCCCTACTATCTTCAGTTGTTAGTAGGAGAGCAAGTTCCTGGTACTCTTCTTTAGTGGTAGCTTGAAGCTGATCACTAAATAGTTTATACATTGCATCGATAGTATTTTTAAGTTGGGCATGTGTCTTTTTAGCAGTCGCGTCATCTACTGCATTATCCAACTCTTTAATAAAATCATTTATTTCTTTAGCGTATTGTACTCTATCATCTTCAATAGATTCTTTACTAGCTATAGATGTGTCTATATTAAACTTCTCAGATAGCATTTCATTTGCTAAATCCATAAAAGAAGTATTAACTCCTAGGTCACTAAGTTTAGGTCCAGCACCAAATAGTTTTCTAAAGAACTTTTTGATTTGATAAAGTATATTAGAAACAATTTCGCTAAATGAATTTGGCATTGGTGTATTAGAAAGCTGAGCTTGTCCAGCCATAGTTAATACATGCACAATAATCTCTTCTGAAAAGCCTTGTGGATCTCCTTCAAGTTCAGGGTACAGCTTTAAAAAGTTTTCTTGCAGTCCCATTTTACCTAACTCAGACCAAGCTTTCTTAGCTAGTTTTTGAAATAGCTCTGGGTTTTCTTTTGCCAAGTACTTTACAAAAGGGTGAGCAAACTCGTGGAATAAAGTCTTTGTACTTAATGCACCATCTACTACATATACTTTTCCATTATAAACAAATGCTGGTTCATTATTATAAGGAGCCTTTGTATTCTTAGTAAGTTCTATTGCCTCATCTTTACTAATAAATTGAACCTCAGGTTCACCAAACACATTTAACATGTTCATACTAGCTGCTAAGTTTTTTACAACTTGCATTGCTTGAACATGCTCTGATTGCTCTTGAGTCAAAGTATTTGTCAATAGTTCATCTATTGCTTCATTACCCTCTTCATTGACAAGATTGATCATATCATCAATAGCTTCAATCTCCCTTATAAACCACGCCCTATCTATACCACTCTCCTGAGAATTAGGTGAGTTAGGTTGTATAGGTAGCGGAGTCTTGAGCACCTTGATGAAATATTTTTGAGGTCCATTTCTTAAATCATTCTCCTCTTTTACAACATCTAAGTAACGTATATTACCGTTAAGTCTATTATACGCGTTAACCTCATTTATAGCATTGTTGTAACCACCTTGTGCTAAATACTTTTTATTATATATATTCTTGTCACCATTCAGTTTCATAAGATGTTTTTTAAACTGAGCAGGTGTTAAGTCATATATGTTCTTGTTATACTGTGGAGTATCCGTTGCTATATCTACAATAGCATCATTGCTAAATGCAACTAGATACTGACTATCTGAAAACATTGTATAATCAAGACCCTTATAGCCTCTATCTTTAAGAAAGCTAAAGAAACTATTTTGAATAGCTAATCCTTCTGGAGAATTATCAAGTATATTAAACTCAGCTCCAGCTTGTTTTGCAAACTCAGACCTAAGACTTCTATACTCTTTACTATCTCCTTCTAAAAACCCTTTAGTGTCTACGCTTACTTGTCTTACATTTTTACCGTAGTCCTTTGCCTCTGCTTTATCAACAGTAAAATAGTTAATATTTCTATTATCTAGAGTATCATACCCTTGATAAACAGTTTTAACACCATCATTAGTCTCCGCAGTTTCTTGTATTGTATCTTCTATAAAAGAAAAATATCTAAATCCAGGAGTTTTAAATTTATAAATGTCACTCTTAAATGGAGCAAAGTATATTAAATCCATAATATCTTTACCACGGCCCATATTTATTTTTGCTTCAAAGATTTGCTTCCAATCTTTCCAGTAGTTATCAAATATCTCTGGATAGTTACCCTCCGCAGTTCTTAAAAAGAAATCTAAAACGTATCTTTTAGGTCTAGTTTCACCAGTTTCTTCATCAATTTCAAATGCTGTAGGATGCTCAATGTATCCTGTAATAGTAACGCTTTCACCTTTTTTATGGTCACGTCCTATAAATGCAGTTTGGAATGTCCATGAAGGAAATACTTCTTTTAGGTTTTTATACCAAGATTGACCTTCTAAAAGTGGTATAATTTCTTTATTAAATTGATTACGCCCCAAAGCTGAACCAACGGTTGTTTTACGCTGCATGTAACTTAAACCTTTAGTTTGAATCCAGTCTAAGAATTGCATAGCGTTTGCTTCTTTCATGAAATGCTCAAGTGTAATAACACCGTCAATATCATGTAGGTCCTCACTAAAGCTTCTGTATGTAGCTCCATATCTTCTCAATACTTGAGAGCCAGATAGTTTATAAGCTTTACCCTCAGGGTCTAATGAGTTAAATAGTTTTTGCAACACATCTGCTGCAAAAGGATCTGCAGATAATGTAGTGTAATAGTTTTTTTGTTCTAGTAGATTACCTTTTTTATCGTAGAGCATACCATCTCGGACCTCTATACCACGCATCCACTTTTTGAAATCCTTCTTATAGATATCGTCTACTAGGTCAAAAAGTAAATCGTTAAGCTTTTCAGCATTATACTTAGTAAAAGGTTTGCCTTTTATAGCCTTACGAATAAAATTATATAATGCAGCAAAGGCTGTTTTAAGAACTGTTACTGCATAAGGGCTTTTAAAACCTTTTTCCGCAAAAAAAGATTTATCAATATCTGGATTTTCAAAATCTATCTTTTCACGTAAATCTGGTCTATAGTTAAGTAAACCTTCTGTGATAAACTCAATAATAACTTGTTTATGAGCCCAAGCATTTTTAGGTGCCCCCTTACGCTCTGAAGGGTCATCAACTATTTCTTCAATAACATCTAAATCAGCTTGTTGAATATTATTGTTTTTAGTTAAAGCATCATACTTATCATACAGCTCCTCATACTTATTCCAAAGCTTAATATTAAACCATAAATCTTTAGCTATTTTAGATTTTCTACCTAAGAATGTATACGCAATATTAGCAGTTTGTTTTGCTAATCCTCTATCGGAAAGATTTTTTGGTATTGCTAGGAGTTTCTGAAGCATATCAAAAGCTGCAACTGGGGGACCTAGTTCGCCTTTATCCCATCTTCCTGCAGAGTTCATTTGCTCTGCTAAACCAGTCCACTCTTGACTACCTTCTTCAACAATATCAATACGTAGTGATCTTATAAAATCATATAAGGAATCTCTAAACTCTTTTTGTTGACCCTCAAATTTTTGATAAGCCTTAAGATTACCTTTGAAGTTTCTTACTTTAAACTTTTTAAGCTCTTGTCGCTTAGCTTTATAATAGTCTTTGCGTTCTGGATAAGCTTCTTGTAAAGTATCTAAAATAGCAAAAGGATCAATTAAAGAGCCCTTATCTTCAGTAAGTAGTAAATAATTACTTACATCGTAGTCTCCTAACAATCTTCTTGCTGCTTCTAATGAAGGATTAAAAATTTGACAACTAGCCATCTTTTAGCATTTATTGAGTTCTTGTATTTTATTTAAGATATCTTCACGAGTTACTCGTATGAATTTTTTAGGTGCCACAACCTCATAGTTCTTGTTCTTGTACCCAAATTCTTCGTAAAGCCTCTTAGACAAATATACGAAAGTTTTAGTGGCCTTTGCCTTCTTTTGATTTACATTTTCACCATTAACATCAGCACCAATCATGTATTGCCCATATCCAGCAGCATTCCAGAAAATTTTATTATCGTAATCTTTAGCGGCTTTCTTAAGTGCTTGAATACTATTCTCAATAGCTTTTACATTTAAATCATAGTTATCATCATTCATTTGCTGACTTACAACATCTTGAAAGCCTAGCTTACTTGTTAAGCCAAATGAGTTTGTATGCTCTTTTGAAAGTGCAAATACTGAGTCATTTGTTTCTAAAGGTTTAGCATTTGGATTAGCTGCCCCATTGTATACAAACAAGTAATTTTTTCTATCTTTAAGAAGCTGATCTATAGCTAATTTAAGATCTACTCCTTCAGGTGCTTTTTGTACAATGAAGCTTGGACTTTGGTAGTTATCTCTAAATGTTTGCACTGTACCAAATGATCCAGTAAGATCTGCCGCAGGATTTTTAGAAGCTTTCCATAAAGGTTGATCTAGTGTGTAGTTTCTAACCTTATATCTACTAGCAGTATTCTTATATGAATTAACTGTACTAAACTTATTAAAGTAACTGTTAACAAGATTCCAAGTCATTAACTTATTGCTTTCCATGTAGTTAAGCATGCTTTCTAAGATTGGAGTTAATCTTGTATCCGGCATAATTTGTCCTATACCATATTCCCCTTTGGAGTTAAATCCTGTAGTAAACATCGTATATATAGGTAAGTTGCTAAAGAACTTTGAAATCTCCTGAGCCTCACTCGAGGTCATGTTAGCAGTTTCAATTAAGTTATATGGGTCCATTAGCTCAACTAAGTCTTCGTGGAATCTATTTATTCTATCTGGGTCTAACTTGCTAGACTTAAATTTAATAACACGTTCTTTAGTTTTTGCCTCATCAGCAGTTAGGAAGTCCAATACTTTATACTTCTGTACTAGGTCTGGGTACTTCTCTTTGATATCAAGAAGTCTTTTTGCATATGATTTAGTAGGACTCTTTAAAATATAGTATTGGTTAAATGTATTATCCAAGGCCATATCTCTTAGAGTATTCTCATATGCAAAAGTTGTAGCTTCTTTTTCTATATCAGCCTCTGCAAAGTCTTCATACTTAGCAGCTATAAAATCTTTTTTATACTGGATGTAGTCATCTCGCTTGATGATTTCAGATACTGGTATTGCATTTCTTAAATATTCACGCTCCATTACATATCTACCATATTCACGTATGTTTTGGAACATACTTGATCTAATTACACCAAATGAAAATGGTAGTTCTGGATTAGTGATATTAATGTTTTCTTTACCGTTATTAGATTGTAAGTTTTCAAACTCCTCTACCAATTTTTGTTTATCAAAATACATCATCGGTATAGTTGTCTTGTCTTTTAACTTAACGTTTTTAACAAATACCGATACAGGAGACTTAGTTGTTGGCTTAAGTTTTACCGACTTAGATGCTACTTGCAAACTCTTATAATACTTAATAGAGTCAAGGTCCAAATTACGCATGTAGTTCTGGAACATAAACATTACTAAGTCATTTCTAAAGTTAGAAATGAACGTCTCTTGATCACCAAATGTATCAGAAACCGTATCCTTAAAGTCTTTTCTTCCTAACTTTTTAAGTAAATAATCATTTACCAACTTAGAGTCTCTAATAGTAAATAGATTCTTATAAATATCAGCCATGAACTCTGATATACCAAAGCTTGATATAGATGACTCATCTAAGATTTTATTGATAACATCATCACCTAGTCTTTCATCTTCACGTAACTGGTCAGCTTGATATTGTCTTAAGTTAGTTTCAAATAAACTTGCTGCAACTTGGGTATCTAAATTAGTAGTACGCTTTACTGCAGTAATTACTTTAGACATATCTTCTATATCTAAGAAGTGTAGTAACAATCCCAGCTGCTCAGTGCTTTCAAAATCAAGTTCGTCTTGTAAATGATCTTCAAAATATTGCTGATTGAAGATTTTATCTTTTAATGATCCTGCAATATCCGTTGCTGCATTTTTAACACTCTTTGTATAAAGCATTACCTCACCATCATCATTAGTATCTGTGTAAGGCATCATTTGTGAAAAGTTCATAAGAACTTTTCTACGTGCTTCACTTCTAAAGAAGTTAGGGTTTGATAACTCAATACCTAGAGGACCTGCATAAGCAGACTTAGCTTTCTTAACCTCGTTAATGTATTGACGAATAATAGGTTGTGATACAAAGTAAGCAGCTTGTCTTATAGGTACACCAGCTTGAACCATTAATAATAATGATGGCGCAACAAAGTTATTACCTTGAATATCAAAGATCCACGGATCTTTAGCGATATCTACCCAACCATTGATAAGTTGAGAAATAACATCTGACACTTTGTTTACACCATCTGCATCATATAAGTTACTTAATGATATAGCAGTACCTTTTGGAGTTAGTAATGTATTATGTGGCAAATAAATAGTTTGCTCTTTTTTAATTGGATCACCTTTATCGTCTTCTCCAATTGTATATTCAGGTTGTAAATAAGCACCAACCGTATTAAAGATTACACTATAAGTATTGTCTACAGCACCTTGTCCAAGAGTTCTCTTACCAATGCTATTAGAACCATGCTTATAGATATTATATTCTATTTCAAATATTCTAGTACCTTTAATTTTATCACCTCTTTCACTAAATACATTTTGTAAAGAGTCGTATGGTCTTACTTTAGAAGCAAGCTCTTGTGCAATAGGTTGTACAATATCAGTTGCGTTAGGTGTAATAAGATCTACATAGTTACTCTCTAAAGAAAGTATATCTATAATATCTGTAATAACATCATTTTGAAAATCTTCTGCTATAGATACAGAACCATCTTCATTTTTGCTAAGCTTATACATTAAAGTAGTAAGCTTATCAATGTCAAAGTCACCTCCTGATTTAGCTACAATTTCTGCTGGAAGTACAATTTGGTTACTACCTTCTGGTAAGAACTCATATACTTCCATAAACTCCATGGAGTTTAGACCTTGCACAGGAATACGCACACCAGCTAAAGAAACAAGCTTGCGATTATCATTTTCATTTAGCCAAGTCTCATCTTTAAGAAGTTGGTTAAGAGCTTGAAGACGAGTAAGTGATTCCCCTTTTCTTGCGGCTTCTTCAATCATCTCAGTAACTTTTGGCAAGTCTAAAAGCTTTTTATACTCTCCCTGAATACCAATCTTAATCTTCATAGCCATTGTCTTACCATCTTTTTTTCTATAGAACGGTAAATCATTGGTGCCTAAAACTTCCAGGCGCTCTTTAGAGTCTTTGTTAGCATTGAAGAAATCACGACTAGTATAACCAGCACCTGATACTTGAACAAGAGCCTCTCCTGTAACCTTTTGTTTAATAAGTTTTTTATTAATAATAGATACAAGAACCTTCTCAATCTCAGCCGCCGCTAGAGATACATCAAGAGAAGATTTTAATTTACCTTCTTTATTAAGCTTGACAAAATCTAAGTGGTGCTCAGCAAGTTCACGCTTAGTTAATTGACTTTCTATATAAGCAAATAACTTATCTAAAGGTCCTGTTGGTTTACCATTTTCATATGTCCAACCTATTTCATCTAATAACTCTTGTTTCTTCTGAGCCATAAGATTTTCAAGGTTACCTTGGAAACGTTTAATTAAACTATAGTTTTTAGATTCTCTACGTTTAGCTGTGTCATCTCCAATTTCATTCCACCTTGCCATACGTGCTTCTTTAGGCAAGTTAGGTTCAAAGTCTGTAGGTACACCATTTTCCATTAACCCAGACTCAATAAGTTTACGTAACTGAGTAGGGAATGTGGTTTTACTCTTATACTTAGGTGCAATCTCTAACTGCTTTTTAAAGTATTTTAAGAATATATCGTTAGGAGTAAACATGTACCCTTCTTCTGTGAATGCTAGCTCACGGTTAGCAGCATCTTCTGGATTTTTATAAAATTTATCTGGCTTGCCATTAGGTGTAATAGTAGCAATCTTAGATCCTGATCCAAATAAAGCATAGTCTACCTTTTGCTCAACCATCTTATTATGAAGCTTTTCAAGATCGGAGCCTTCAATAGTAGATGGAATTAATGGTACCAATGAGAATTTATGGAATGCTGTAAGTGGCAAACCATTTGTTGCAAGTGGTCCCCAGTATTGCATCTTAAGTACAGGGAAGAATTCTTTAATCTTAGTCTGATCAATGTTCTTCTTAGCCAATACATCTCTATATAATAACTCTTGTGTATCTGACCATGCACCCATCATAATGCTAAGTGCTTTATAACCATCAAAAGTTATCCAGCCTTGAGCATCCCCTTCTTTCATTTCACGGTATGGCTTAGCACGTTCTTTAACAATTTTATCAACGTCCTCGTCCGTTAATTTACCATTCTTATAGCCAGGTGAATTTTTGATAGAAGTTCTAATGTCATCTTCAATGGCAGCGTAGTATAATGATTTTGTTTCAACATCTTCTAATACAGCACTTCTAAATTGTTCACTATAAGATTTTTCTACACTTTGCCCCGTATACCAACTACTTGAACTATAGCTAGCTTTACCAGGAGCAAATACAACACTATTTAAATAACGTAACATTGCAGGATCTGTTCTTGGAATAATACCACCGCTATTAATACCGGCGTTACGTTTTTGGAACTCTTCCTTAGCCATGTTATACAATGCTGGATCACCATGATAAAGCAATACGGTTTCTACATTGTGTATAAAGCTGTTGTAAACATGTGTTTTAATTGCAATATTTCTGGTTTCATTTCTACTTAGCTTCTTAGCTTTTGTATCATCACCTGCATAGATCTCTTGAATTTTATCATGCATGGTGTTATCTATATACTCAGCTTCTACTAGTTGTTCAGTAAACTCATTTATCTTGTTTGCAAAATATACTTTTATAACATCATCTGCTATTCTCTTTCTAAGATCACTTGACTCCGGTAAATCCAAATAATCACGTAATCTACCGCCGTACTCAGCAGGAATATTCATTAACTCTTCTTGAAGTTCAGGTCTAATCATGTCTGAGAATATCACAAACTTTTGACCCTCTACCCCATACGTAGATTTACCTACTGGTATCATACGCTCAATAGCATTAGCTGGTAAAGCCTTTACTCTATTAATACGATCAAGCTCGGCCTCTAAATAACCAAGTAAGATATTAAAAGCTGCAGCTTCCCCATTGGTACCAAGTGCAAACTCTCTAGGGTTTACATAATACTTTCTATTAGATAAGTGATATACAAGTATTGTAGATTTATCTGCAGGAGTAGTTCCCATAGGTAAACCGTGGATAACACTCACGTGAAAATCTGTAAGGCGCTTTGTAAATTCATCTGAGTCTGATGCTGCAATACCATTATAGGCTTCACCATTAACAGTAAATGAAACACCTGCTAGATTATTAATATCTATAGTAATCTTTTCATTAGACCCAACCTCTTCTTTAATAGAACGCTTAGGACCACTAGGCTTTGACATGTCAAAAAGCTCGTGGATTGTAACAAGACGTTTTCTCTTAGGATCTGGATTATTACTTACAAATGGATTACGTAGTGCAGATAAATGATTCATCTCAGGCTTTGCAGTAAGAGTATTAAAATCAGGTGCTTCCTGTAATTCTCTAATCTGTTGAGTAATGGTATTGTTTTCCATAAACTCATACTGAGTATCACCTGCTGCATTTAATACCATGAAGTCTGAATAGTCATCAGTATATGTAGCTTGAATCTTTTGTAAAGAGTTGTAGAATCCACGCAAGCCTTTTAAAACTTCACCATTGTCCCTAATCTTTTTAGTAGGGTTAATCAAGTCATCAATTTTTCTTACAATGACTATGTTCTTTGGTTTGTTTTCAGCAATAGCTTTATCGTTATGAAGCTTTATAGCCTCAATGCGATCAAAGATTACTTTAGCTGGATTAGGAATCATCTTATTTAACGCCGCAACAATTTTAGATTTGTTGTCAAAGTAAATTCCTACATCTTGTAAAAACTTAATTCTATTAAGATTGCTATATTGTGATACATAGTCGTTATATATAGCATCAATATCTAAGAAGTTATTACCATTTATATCAGGTTTAATATACTTAGTAGTAACTGTTTTAAATCTATCATTCCAGTCACGGCCTATTTTAGCATCTGCCGTTGAAGCTCCTCCTACCTTAGCACTATACTCAAACTCAGTTTTAATGATATTACCCTCTTCATCTCGCTCAAGTACATTAGTTGTTCTATCTACAACTAAAGCAACAAGTGGTACACGAGTTTTATTAAATGCATCATTAAACTGTGTCCATAAGTTTTGAGCATTAGCCGTCATCTGTGTATCAGGATTGCCAAGTTTAATTAACAATTCTTGTATAAACGGATAGTCTTCTTTTGAATCTTGTAAACGAGTATACATTTCTTGTGGGCTATTAGCACCCTGAAGTATTCTAGTTATACGATTCCAGGCAATACCAAAATCCATTAATGTATTAAACCCTAGATTGTTCATTGCTTTAGAACCATCTGACTCTAAAGCATGTAAGCTTTTAATTAAATAGATTACACTTTCACTAGCAAGATCTAGTAATGATGCTTCATTACCTCTTCTATCATGACCATCTCTACTCTTAAATTCACCAGTGTCTTCAAATAATAATACTGCTTTTTCTGCAGCTGTAACAAAATCTGAGAAACGAGACTTCTTATTATAATAAGCAATAATACCTTTATCGCTATCAGTATCCCAGTTGTCCGTTGCCCATACTAAAGCATCTTGTTGATTTAATAGTTTTTGCTTTTCACTATCTGTTGTAGCATTTGCTATTTGAACATCTAGTGCTTCAATAGCTTCTTCTATTTTAGTCTTAGCGTAAGTTAAAGCTGCTTCTCTACCTTTTGGTATAGATAGGAGAGCCGTTGTGTAATATGCTTTATCGCCGGAACCGTCTTCGGTTACACCAATTCTAAGATTAACAAAATCGGATACTAATGAATCTAAAGTATCCACTAATTCCATAGAGTTACGCATAGTAAGTAAAGGTGTACTATAGTTTTCATCTATAGACTCAGCACCCTTATTCATTACTTGCTGTCTAATCTCTGCAGGTAAGTTTTGCTCAGAGTAACTATACTCAGTTAATCTTCCAAACTGCAGCTTATTATAAATATCATTAGCATAAGTCAACGCTTCCTGGTTTAAAACCATGTCGTTGTAACTCTGCACTCCAAATAATTCAAAGAAGAAATCAAGAATTTTCCTAAAGATACTACGCTGTGTAACATCTTTAATTTCCATTTTACCACCAGATAGCATGTAAGCTCTAAACTCTTCAGCTAGGAACTCTTCAAGTTCAAGGTCACTTGCTTTAGAGAAGTCTCTATATACACCTCTGTAAGTTCTAAAGTTACCACTACGCTTTCTAGTTTTTTCATAAAGCTCTTGTCTTTGAGCATCTGTCATAAACATGCGAGTAAACCCGTGCCATGCTTCGTGGTACAAGTCCGAGTAATTAGCACCTTCAAAAAGTATAATAGCATTTTGATACCACTTTGCAACTGATGCAGGGTCATAAGTATTAACCTCGTTCATTAAATTTTCAAGTGGAAACTTATCTTTAAATATGCTATTGTCAAACCACTTCTTAGCCTCTTCAAGTTTAGCTTTTAATTCATTTGGACTAAGTTGTGCAATGTCAAAGCGTAAACCGAATTGTCTAACAAAATCTCTAGCTTGTTTTTTATTTCTAGAAAGCCCTTGGAATTCATCATCCTCAAGGCTATCATTCTTAATGATCTCATTTATAACCTCAATAGCTGATGGCTTAGGTGCTTCCTCAACTTTTTCAACTGGAGTTTCTTCAGTAGTTTTAGCAGCTTTCTTTTTATCAGCCGGTTTAGTAGTAGCTGACTTCTTACCCTTATTTGTTTTAGCAGGTGTAGCTGCTTTCTTTTTCTCGTAGTTTAAGATCTTCTCAAAAGTTTCTGAGCTAGGGTCAAACTTAATATGACCATTAAGCCCTACTATTTGATTGTCTTTATTAAGTGGAATATTAATATAGAAGTTATCTTTAATGTAATCTACATAGTTAACTTCATTTTGTGTTTTAACCCACTCACCATCTTTTTCATTAATACTAAAATTGTCAAATAAACCACTAATGTTACCAAGTACATTTGACTTAATATGCAGACGTCTTTTATAGACCTTGTAGTAGCCAGTACCTTTAGTTCTTTTTCTAGCTATAGGGTCTTCAATAATAGTATTCTCATCTAACTTATCCGCATAAGCTTTATCTTTTTGATTATTTATAACAGTTTTACCGTCAAGAAATCCAGCTTTTATTTCTTTCTCAGTAACCTCAGTTCCTGATACATAAAACTTTTCAAAAAGATGTTTATATATCGCTTCTTCTACAGCAGCTTC